AATACTCTCAAACATTATAAACGATGTGGTATTATTTACCCGATGACGTCTGTTTATTGGAACATTTTAAAACGTTGTATTTGTATTAGCACAGATGCGGGAAGAATGTATAGACCGTTATTAATCGTTGATTATGATGAAAAAAATAATAAATGTGAATTGAGAATTAAACGTATTCTGAGGGAAAAAAAGCTAACATGGAAACAATTTGCTAAAGACAAAACATTCGATGATTTCATTTGTCCGAATAATTCTAAGGACGAAGAAGGATTTATTGAATATTTAGATAATAATGAATTGAACCATACACTTATAGCCATTAATTATTTAGAATTGGATAAAGGAATGAAAGGCAATTCATATCCGCCTAGATATACAAACTGTGAAATTCACGCAAGTTTGATGAACGGTATTTTAGGTGTTAATATTCCTTTCAGCGACCATAATCAATCGCCTAGAAATTGTTATCAATGTTTGAACGAAAATGAAAAGGTATTATTGAGTAATGGAAATTACAAATTGATTAAAGAAATCATTAAAGGAGATGAAATTATTTGTTTCGACCCTAAAACAAGTATTACGAATAAATCACGAGTTGTTAATCATTATCATATGAAAACAAATAAAATCGTTTATAATATTTATACAATCACGGGAAGAAAGATAATTGCAACTCATGACCATAAATTCATGACCTTGAATGATTGGGTTGAAGTCTATAAATTTGATAATGAAACTAATTTAGGTATTAATATGATGCCTGAATATGTTTCATCAAATCCTGTTGAAATCGTGAAGATTATCACCGACGATACGATTATTAATAAAAAGTTATTAGAACACATGGACAAGACTTCATTTGATAATAATGACTATTATATGAGTATTGTTAGCCGTTTGGCTGGATATTCAATGAAATCGAATTATTTATTCAAAGTAGAAGACAATGACGACTTTAATAATGACGTTAAAACGATTGGATTTAATTTAGATAGCAAATTCAGATTATTCATATCAATTATTATTTCTAAAATTGAAGAATGGTTATATAAATCGAGTGATTTAGTCAAACGAGAATTTGTAGCAGGTTATTTATATGATAATATTGATGACGGAAATGAAATGGTTAAAAACATCTTAGAATATTTCAATGTTTCTAAAGACGATGAAATTAATTATTATAAAAAAATTGGTATTAGATATAATTACGATTTATTGAAGAAATATGCAATGATGAATGAATTCAATTCATATAATTATTATAAAATTAAACATAATCTAAAAGATTTGAATTTTAATAACTTTTCAAAACTTCTAACAATTAAAGGTAAGTTATTATATATTCCATTTCACTATAAAGTTATTAACAGTAATAATAATATAGCCGATTTAGAAATAGAAAGTGATTTTCATAGTTTCATTGGCGGTGATGCTGGGTTTGCTGTGAGTAATTGTGCCATGGGAAAACAGGCATTAGGAATTTTCGCAAGTAATTTCACAAATCGTATTGATACAATGGGACATATTATTAATTATCCACAAAAACCAATTGTTTCAACTAAACTTTCAAAATATACTAATAGTAATGAATTGCCGTCTGGTGTAAATGCTATTATAGCAATTATGACCCATTCAGGTTTTAATCAAGAAGATAGTGTAATGATAAATAAATCGGCATTGGACCGTGGATTATTCGTAAGCACTTATTATAAAGCTTTTAGAGACCAATGTGCGAAAAATCACAGTTCGGGCGAAGAAGAAATATTCGTAAATCCAAAAGAAATGACAACAATCAAACCTTCATTTTCATATGAAAAATTAGATGATACCGGCTTTGTTCCTAAGAATACTTATATTGATGGAAATGATATTATCGTAGGTAAAGTTATGCCAAGAAAAATCAATGGCAAAAATACATATAGCGATAATTCAACGGCTATGAAAGCCAATGACGATGGATATATTGATTATAATTATATCGGAACAAATAGCGATGGTTATAAATTTTGCAAAATTAGAATTAGAAAAAACAGAAAGCCAGAAGTTGGAGATAAGGTTGCTTCAAGGTCGGCACAAAAAGGAAGTATTGGTATGATTTATGACCATCAAGATATGCCTTTTACAAAAGACGGCATTGTTCCTGATATTATTATTAATCCTCATGCTATTCCATCGCGAATGACAATGGCTCAATTGATGGAATGTATTATGGGTAAAGTTAGTTGTTATTTAGGAGCGGAAGGAGATGCGACACCTTTTAATAGTTGTGGTGTTGAGAATATTGCGAGATTATTAGAAAAGACAGGATTAGAAAGATATGGAAATGAAATTATGTATAATGGCAGAACTGGAGAACAAATTAAAACAGAAATATTTATCGGTCCAACTTATTATCAAAGATTGAAACATATGGTTGCGGACAAAATCCACTCAAGAGGAAATAATGGCCCAATTGTTATGCTAACTCGTCAATGTTCTGAAGGCAGAGCACGTGGAGGTGGATTGAGATTGGGAGAAATGGAAAGAGATTGTTTCATAGGACATGGAACTGCATCATTTCTAAAAGAAAAGATGTTAGATTGTGCTGATAATTATCGTGTATTTATTTGCAAAGAATGTGGAATGATTGCAAATGTAAATCCAGATAAAAATATTTATAAATGTAATTATTGTAAGAATGCCACAAATATAGTACAAATCCGTATTCCATATGCATTCAAACTTCTCACTCAAGAATTATACACAATGAACGTTGTTATGAGATATAATTGCTCTAATTAATTGATTTTAACATCAGTATATTCTTTATAAATAAATTTTGGCATTATACTGCCTACTTGAGTATCTTTATATGCACTATTTAAATCAGTGCCTTGAAATAATAACTTAGATTGAGTAAATGTAGGTTGTGTTATTTGTTCTTGTCCTAAAGAAGTGCAAATAGGCGGTTTATATCCTGATGGCAAAACATAGCTATTATTATGAACCATTGGTTTATAAACTCTTACATATAATTCAGCATTATCATCTAATGCTTTAATTTTATCTTTTGTTTTTGTTTTTAATTCTAAATTTTCAATAGTCTTAAAATCTTCATAGCTATTTTCTTCTTCATCCTCATAATTTCTAAATCTTGCTATTGGTTCATCGCGGTCATAGTCATTATCATAGTCATTATCTCTAGGAGGAGGAGGAGGTTTTTGATAATTTTTAAATCTTGCTATAGGTTCATCATAATCATTTCTTCTAGGTTTTCTTCTACGTCGTTTTGGTGGTTCGTCATATTCATCTCTTGGAGGTGGTGGTCTAGATGGTTCTTCTTCATTGTCATATGAATATTCATCGTCATATTCTTCTCCATCATTATAATTTTGATATTTTTCAATATTGCTGAGATATGAATTTAAGGTGTTTATATCAGTAGTATCAGCCATTGTTGCTTCACTACCACCATTTTTAATAGCAGTTTTTAATAATTCATTATAAACATTTGGAAAATTTGCTTTGATTGTGCTAATAACAGTTTTAGCCATATTACCGCTTGATGAACTAACAGATAACAACTCAGTTTTGATACTATCAATTTCTTTCATGAAATATGATTTCTGTTTGCTTGCATCGTTTATTTTCTGTTGAGCTACTAATTTTAATTCAAGAACATTAAAATGTTTATTGAATACTTTGAGTAATACTTTTTTAGTTAATACATAAGTTGATAATACATCGACTTCGAATTTTTTATAATTATATGATTCTAACATAGCAGTAAATAAGAATTCGTTTAATTGAAGATGAATAAAACAATCTCTCAGAGGTGTCATCATTTTAATTGGTAAATCTTCTTTATAAATAGTCGAATATATTGTCATGATACGATTAATTAAATTTTTTTTTGCTATAGCACCTTCAATTCCATTATTTACGTCATTATTTTGTGTTTTTATTAATTTATCATATTCGGGAGAATTATATAAATATTCATTTACTTCATCTTTTTTATAATATGCAAATTTTTGCATCTCTTGAATAGTAGGAGGACGTAGAAGAATATATTTAAAAATTTCAATGACCTCATAATCACTCAATTTTATACTCTCATTTGGATTTGTTGGAATTAAACTATCAGAAATAGGTTCGTCTATAGTGTCATACGTGTCTGTTATCTTACCTTGATAATTCTTGATGGCGTCTATATCTTTCTGATTAATAAAAGTTTCAGTAGTATTATTTGAATAGACCAATAATAATAAGAATATTATTAATATTATTAATACTATAGCTGAAATTATTATTCTCATTCTATTATAATAATAAGAAATGTTAAATTACGAAGATTATTTTAATGAACTTCTTAAAATGAATTCACAAATGTTTTATATGATAAAAAAACCAAAAGTTTTCAAACATTATACAAATGAATTGAGTGATGATTATTTAACCAATTTAAATCAATTAACAGTTAAATACGCAAAAACAAAAGATTTAGAATTGAAAAGATTAATGAAACATACAAAACAATTATTTAAATTAAAAAGTTATTTATATATGCCTATAACTTCATATGAAAATGAAATTATAATTTTTAATAATGAAAATAGCATTATATATCCAAAAAAATATACACAACAACGACAAACCGATTTTCATATTTATGTAAAAAAAATAATTGAACGACTAAAAGAAGGTTTAACTAAAAAAATATCAATACCTTATATTATTGTTAAAAAACTAATTATAGAATTCAAAGAATTGAAAGATTATAATTATTTATACAAATATCTTAAAAACGAGTATTTAGCTAAATCTATTAAGAAAATAGGATTATGTAATTTGCCTAATGGGAAACAACTATATAAATTACTCGTTAAAGATTGTGTCGATAAAACTCCTGAATATGTTCATAATCAAGGTTTATCATTGCTTTCTTCTATAAAAAAATCAAAATCACGAGATGAATATTATAAAACCAGAGAAGAGTTTTTTGAAGATTGTGTTAAATTGGCTTCAATTATTTATAATGAATTTATAGATAAATATTTTTATTATAAACCTGATAAACCTTTTAAAATTGTAAAAGTAGTCGAAGCATTAGAAACCAGTTTTCCATTAGCCTTTTATACACATTTGGATGATGCCATTTTTATCAATGTTAGGTATTATAAGGAATGTACAAAAAAATCAGTTCATTCTTTATTATTACATGAGTGTATGCATCAATATCATTATAGATTTATGCATTATCATAAATTAAAAGATTATCAAATATATGGATATGATAATATAGCACTTGTTGAAGGTTTTGCCCATTATATGGAAATTTATAATGACCCAGAAGAAATTAATAATGATTATTATACTATTTTGAGAATACTTAGATTAGTAGCAGATACAGGCGTTAATTATTATAATTGGAGTTATAAAAAAACATTTAATTTTATGAAAAAATATTTACCAAAAAATACAGATGATATAATTAGTGAAATTGACAGATATATATGTATTCCAGGACAGGCCTTATGCTATACAATAGGAAAAATGGAAATCATAAAATTGAGAGATGCCTATTTAAAGAAAAATAAAGACAAGACGATAAAAGATTTTCATCATGAGTTATTAATAAATGGGACATGTAGTATATCAACGATTAAAAAATTAATTCTATGAAATAATTAAATATGATAAAAAAATTAAATAATTTCAAATTGTTTATAAACAAATTAAATAAATCTTCATTGAGTTATTTGAATTTAATTCATTATGATAATAATTATTATTTAAATCATTGTTGCGAGAATATATCAGAAAAATTAGCAATACGAACACCGCATTTTATAATAATCGACAATAATAATAAATATGATGTTCTAAAAATTGTTTATTTATCTAATATTGAACATGTTCTCAATTTGGCCAATTATGAATTATCTATAGATTTTTTAAATCACAAATCATTTATTTATGATAAAAAATATAAATATAAGTTATATGCTACTATAAGCGACAATATAGAAATTTATGAATTATCAACGGATTGTAAAGAATTATATAAAACTGTTAAACAAATACCTATTGCAACTGTTAAAGAAACCCAATTAAAACGATATATATCAACCATCAATAATATTATTAAAACCGATTTAAAGGACTTAAAGAAAATAGCTAAATGTGTGATGAACGATTTGATATATATAAAGGAATATTTTAATAAAAAGACGTTATTGAAAGCTGATTATATAAAATTAATAAAAAAGATGTATCCATATTACGTAAATTTGGATAAATATAAAGTTGATAATTTAAAGACGATATATAATTTTGACTGTAAAAGCATCAATTTAAACTATAATAATAACAGCTGTTATATGGACAGTCTAATAGTTGCATTATTTAACAGTTATAATCCTATCGTCGAAAAGATATTATTAAATTCTCATTTGAATGAAAGAGAAAATAAAAAAGATGACAAATTAATAAGATATGGCGAAACAATAAGAGAAGAATTGAAATCTATATACACAAATATAATAAATGGAACTTCTAATAACAATAATAGAACTAGATTAAGAAAATTACTTCAAAAATATTATAATAGATATAAATCAAAAATAAATAAAAAATATTCAGAAATTGAATTTACATATTCTCAAAACGATGTGGGCGAAATTTTAAATTTTCTGAATATAATCTTTGATTTTCCGCATGTCTTGAAGTTTTTGGCTAATGGCAATCTTGAAAGACGTGGTTTTTTTGATATTAATAATGACATAAACTTTTTTACAGATGATGATATTTATATTAAAAATTATTATCCTAAATATACAAATGTAGTTGAATTACCCGACGAAGAGGATATTAGAATTGATAAATACGAATATTTATCTTCACCTATGTTATTTATTCAAATTAATAGAATTCTTGATATGGAAAAGAAAGACAATATTATAATTCCAGAACTTAAACTCAAATTAAAAGAAAACACATTATATTTAAATTCTATTATTATACATTATGGCGATGATTATAATCACGGTCATTATATTTGTTTATATGAATGTAAGGGTATATGGTATGAATTTGATGATATGAGAGGTTATAGCTCAAAAATTGGTTCATTCAAAGATATATTAACAAATGAAGATTATACACGTAATATTATTGGTTTATTTTATATTAGTATTTAACAAAAAAACTTATTCAAAATAATTATTATAAACTTCGTCTTCGCCATACAATTCAATTAATTTGAATATCCGTTTTGGGTGAAGAGCTTTTTGAATGATTTCTTCACCTAGTTCTTCAAAATTCTTTTTTATTTTTTTATAATCATAGGTAAATATTGCTGGATTTTTTGATAATTGATAATACATAATTTTTTCGGGATATTTTTTGAGAAGGTCGATAGCATTTATATTACTTGACAAATAGAACCAATTTATTTTTTCAGGATTTTTATTTAATATTTCTATGGCTTCAGGATTATTATTTTTAGAAAAGAAGAACCAATCGATTTTTTCAGGATAGGCTTTAAGCAATTTAATCCCATTAAGATTAAATGACAATATACTCCAATTGATTTTTTCGGGATTTTCTTTGAGTATTTCTATCGCTTTTACATTAGATGATAAGAAATTCCAATTTATCAAATTATAATTTTCTTTTAAAATCGTAATACTATTAGGATTACCGGACAAATAAAACAAATTAATTTTATTTAAATTATTTTTTAGGATGTCTATTGCATTATGATTTTCGGCAATTACACACCAATTAATTTTATCCAAATTATCTTTTAACAATTCTATGGCATTAGGATTAACTGAAAGATATGACCAATCAATTTTATGTTGATTTTCTTTTAATAATTCTATTGCATTCGGGTTTTTGGATAAATGCGACCAATTGATTTTTCCTGGATGTTCTTTAAGAAGTTCAATCGCATTAGGATTTTCTGATAAAAACGTCCAATTGATATAATTGATGTTTTCTCTGAGAAGTTCAATCGCATTCGGATTTTTAGATAATAACCGCCAATCGATTAAATAAATATCTTTTTTGATTATTTCTCTAATCATTGAAATTGCGTTTGGATTGCATACTAATGTATCGTAATTAATTTTATTGATGTCAATCCAATCACGTAATATTAAATACATTTTAATATAAAAAAAAAACAAAATAAAAATTAGTCATTTTTTTCGTCTTCGTTATCGTTATCATCGTTTGTAACTTTGATATAACTCGGGTTTTTGGATAAATAAACCCAATGAATTCTTTCGATATTTTCTTTTAATTTATCTGTAGAATTAACATTCAAAACAATATAAGACCAGTTAATTCTGATATCATTATTTTTTTTTAATAATTCGATTGAAGTTTCGTCAAATTTATTTCTATAAATCCAGTTATGTAATTTAACTATTGGAACGAACATTAATATAATTAATGATTTGATTTTTATATCTATTAAATTCTTTGAAATAATCAGATGATAATAATTCATATTCTATAAAATCCCATTCATAATATGAATTATTATTTTTCTGATATTTATTTATCAATTTAAGTTTCGCATTCATATTTAATAAGAATTCAACTTCTTGTTGTTTTTCTGCTAATGGATTATTAAAATAATGTTTATTACTTGACAAATAGGAATAATAAAATTTACTTGATTTAGGTATATTAATTTTCCAGATAATATTATCGTCATTTCGAATAAATCTATGAGCGGTCGTTTCATAAACAGACGTTGACATAAAATAACAGGTCTTAAATTCATCGTTGATATTTAACAACTTTGTTTTGTCTAATAATAATTTTGTGTATTTATTATAATTAAAACCTCTGTATAAGACCAAGTCATTAATTTCTTCATGATATTTATCTAATGTAATGAATGTTTCGAAATAACTATAATAAAGACGTTCTATTAATTTTACATATAAATTAAATATCTTTTTGACTATTGTGAATTTATCTAAATTAGTCCGTTCTGTTTCAACATACTTAATTAAAGATTGTATATATGATGATTTAATTTTGCCATTATATTTTCTATTCATATCAGTAATATTAAAAATATTATAAGTATATTCTAACAACAGTTCATTTATAAATCTATAATTCAATCTTATGTTTTCGGGGTCATCTTCTAGAATGTTTTCGATTGTGTCATCTATGTCATCATCGGCTGTCCATGTTAATATGAATTTAAATTCGGGATTATTAATATCATAAGGATATAACAAATAACTCATATTTATTTAAAAAAAAATAATAAAAATCATATTTTTTTATTCAAAGTAATTATTATAAACTTCATCTTCGCCATACAATTCGATTAATTTAAATATTCTTTTAGGGTGAAGAGCTTTCTGAATGATTTCTTCGCCTATTTCTTCAAAGTTCTTTTTTATTTTTTCATAATCATAGGTAAAAATTGCAGGATTAACAGACAATAATGAATAAGAAATCTTTTCTGGATTTTCTTTGAGTAGTTCAATCGCTGCTGGATTTTTAGAGAGGTTATCCCAATTAATCTTTTCGGGATTGGCTTTAAGAAGTTCTATTGCCCCGGGATTTAAGGACAATGCGAACCAGTTGATTTTATGTTGATTGGCTTTAAGTAGGTCAATAGCATTATAATTAAAAGACAATATAAACCATTCAATTTTATGAATATTATTTTTAATAAGTTTCATGGCATTATGATTATAACCTAATGAAAACCAGTTGATTTTATTTTGATTTTCATTGAGAATTTCTATTGCTCCATGATTTTTAGTGAGATTATGCCAATTAATCTTTTCGGGATTGGCTTTGAGTAGGTAAATGGCAGCAGGATTTTTGGAGAGATTATGCCAATTGATTTTTTCGGGATTGGCTTTAAGAAGTTCTATTGCCCCGGGATTGAAAGACAATACGAACCAATTGATTTTTTCTGGATTAGCTTTGAGTATGTCAATAGCAGCGGGATTTTCACATAAAAATTTATAATTATAAGTTTTGTCTTTTAAGTATTCTATAGCATTTTCATTGAAACTTAATAAATTTATACTTAACCGACTTTCGTCAATCCAATCACGTAATTTATAATTAAACATTATAAAAACAAAAATAAAATAAAATCAATTTTTAATCATAACAAAGGATATACGAAGTATTGTTATTATTTAATAATGCTTCTATGTTATTTATAGGAATAACATTATTATCGTCATATAAATTAAAATTATTGTTTGTTGTTCTGCATATTGAATTATAATGACCTGAATTCAAACAACCATGATGAAAGCCAATAGAATGAAGCGAATAAATCTTTTTCAAAAACAATCTCATATCGATATTAACGATATCACTATTTTTAGTGTTCATATCTTTGAACCGGTTAAGAGATAAGAATAAAACATCTGGATATTTCCAAATAGAAATAGATTTATTATATTTAGATTTTGTTTTACATTTATCACAAGTTCTATCATTATCATTTATTTCTGTTGAATAGTATTTATTGAATAAAATTGAAATAGTAGAATTAGATAGAATATCAAGATTAATAATAATAAAAGGTTCGAAGGTTCTAGATACATTATCACAATTCAAACATCTAATATAATGAATATGAGAACCTTGAAAAAGGTTATAGACATTACTCATTTTAAAATTATTATGAAGCGCGATATTATAATTATGTTCTTCTGCTATGTTTGAAAACGATTTACTAATAACAACATTAACAGCTGTTTCATCGTGTATTTTAGTTATAACAAGAATAAAAAGTTCGCAAATATCAATTTGTTCATATTGTCTAAAATTTCCTTTGAAGATTTCATAAAATTTATTAATAAATCTATGAGGAGTAATATTATTTTTATTTATATCAATGGCATTAAACAAATCTTTTAATTCGAATGTTAAAGTATTTTCGGGGGTAGAAGAAGTTAAAATAATTTTTTTAAATTTATCAATTCTATATAAAATTTGGAGTAAGCTATTTATAGCACATGTCGAACCCAGGTTTGTTAAACCCTCCATTATAGAAATTTAACTATAATAACTTTTAAATTAATTTTTCCATTTATGACCGCAAATAATACAATTATAAAATTGTGTAATGGCTTCATCACCGCTTCTTGTTTGCAGTTCATAATATGAAATCTTATTATTTTTACATTTACCACATTTGATTGTATTTGTCATAGAAAATTGTTTAATTTCATAAGCTGCTTTAAATTTGAGTTTCTGTTTCTCGATAATATCTCTCCATTTATCAGGGAAAATATCTTCACAAGCCATATAAGGGAGTTTATTTGGTAAAATTTGGCGTGATTTGATTTTATCTAATAATTCTAAATTGCCAATATAAGATTTAGCATCTAAATTAGAATAAATAGAACGTGCGATATTTAAATAACTGTCTATAAACAAATCACAAGACCATGACAAAGGAATTTTAAGAGAATTGGCATAATCAATAGTGGCATTAAAAATTCCTATTTCTAAATCAGCGGCTTCAATTTCAGTCAATTTGATATCATTCATAAGCATCTCACGATATTTATTTCTTATTTCATGTTTGTTCGAAGCATTTGAAGTATTCGAAGCCGTCGTCATATTCTTTGATAAACGATTATTTAAATTAATAAATCATTTTTTATATAAATTCAAAAATAAAAAATGATTATTTTTATTTAAAGATTTAATTAAGAAATAAATATAAAACAAATGAGTTCGCCAATTTTGCCAAAGAATGTCGATGTATCTAAATTTAGATATTCTGATATTAGAACTTTGGCATCAGGTTCAAAAAGTATTTATGTTAATTATGGTCCTCAAAAACTAAGAATTCAAACTCCAGTCATGTATATGCCTTATGGCATCGGTGAAGGATATGAAGATAAGACAATTAAAAATCCTGAAGTCAAGAAGAATGTTGATAAGAAGTATGATTTGACGATTTCATTCAAAGGTTTTGACGAGAATGCGAAAATCAAGTCATTTCTTGACAAGATGAAAGAAATTGAAGCTGAAATTATTGATAAAGCTTTCGATAACCGCGAACCGTGGTTCAGAGATGATTATGACGGCAATAAAGCATTCGTTTCACGTATGTTTTCGCCGATGATTAAAATTGACAAGGACCCGAAGACTGGCAAAGTTGTTGGAAAATATCCACCGACTTTGAGAGTTAAAATTCCATATGATGGAGTTAATGACAAATTCAACTTCGACACATTTGATATGGAAAATAACGAGACTGTTTTCACAGATATTATTAACAAGCTAAAAGGCGGCCGAACTCAGTTAATCGTTGAATTGACTGGAATTTGGATTGCTGGCGGAAAGTTTGGATGCACATGGAAAGTTGTTTCGGCTAAATTTCAATTATCTCAAAACAATAAGCCAAAATTCATCGAAGATAGTGACACAGAAAAAGCTGATAATGATGAAGAAGAAGAGGAGGAAGAAGAAGAAGAAGTTGATGTAACAGCTGCTGAATTAGCTGATACAAAAATCAATGATGAAGAAGAGACAAATGAAGAAGCTAATGAAGAGCAAGCAGAAGAACAAGTCGAAGAACAACAACAGACAAAATCTTATAGGGGAAGAAAATCAGGTCCAAAAAAATAAATTAGAAAAAGAATAAAACAAAAGCAATAAAACTGGCCATAATTATTTTGGCTAATATTGATGGTTCATTTTTGTCATTTAATAATTGTAAAGAATTATTAAATAGAAGTCCTAAGAGTTTGAATGCAGTATTGCTAGATAATAGTAGATATAAAACAAATCCATAAATAGCAGTTTTTAATTTCATTTTATATTCAAAATCGGGTAGTTTTTTTTTATTCGTCATTATTCATAAGTAAATATAATATTTCGGCTGAGTTGAAAACTACATTATTAATAGGAATAGTAATAACCGTATGTTGAATGGGCATTTCAATATCAGACATCCATTCAGGGATATTATTATAGAAATCATCATTATACAATGCTATAGATTTTATAAAATTGCAACATAAAATAAAATTATCATTGCCAGTTTCGAATAGTTTTATTATTTCTCTTGCAAAATCATAGAAAATATTATTATCAGTTATATTATTAAAATAATTTTCGTTTTCAGAATTGTTTCTTGCTGCTAATTTGAATGTCTTAATAATTCCTTTGATTTGTCTCGATGTTAGTTTCAATAACCAACTCGGATCATTATAAAAACCTATTTTTTCTATGATTTGCGAAACATCGGTGAAAGCCTGTTGAACTGAATTCCATTCATATTTATTTTTAGGTTTTTTATTTTCTAATTTAAATTTTTTAATAAAATAATTTAAGTGGTTAATCAAAATAGGGCCAAATTCTTTTTTTGTGTATGGGTTCCACGAACCATTCGTTTCAATGAAATATTTCAATTCAGTTGCAATAAAGAAATAATTGTTTTCTCCATCTTGATAAATAAATAACTGTTCTTTATTTTTAATGTCGTCAATATTGTCTAAGGTGAATGGGTCTTCTGTATTGTTCAATATGATATCAGGACGATATTTATATTTCTGAATGATGTTATTCATGAAAAATCGATAAATAATTTTAATTTCTTTATTATGATTTTTTTCTAAATTGTAAATGTATAAATTATGATTATAACAATTTTTATAATAATTATTATCAGTAAATAACAATTTTATACATCCCTTAAATATGAATTCTTTAGTATAGATATCATCATTATTATAGATATATTTGAATAATTTGTAGATTTGCTGAGTATTTATATCAATTCTTCCGATAGCTTTATTAATAATTTCATATAAATAATTTTCATTATTTGTATGAATTCTGCAATAATTCGATATATCAGAACAAGAAGAACAACAACGGAAGGAGTTAGGAGTTCTATAAATACATAAATTCATTTATATTATATTACAAATAATATTTTATATCATTAAATGTTTTCGGGGACTAAAATACCAGCATTAATATAACTGAAATAATCATAATATTTATTTTCTAGTTCAATAAATTTATTTCCTTTCTTCATTACAACACGACCTTTATTAACTTTTTTGACTTGCATATTTTTATGTTTCATAATTTTATAATCATCGCTAATATTATTAGTATAAGCCAAATCATTATAATTAACACCTAAAGCCCATGAATAACATTTGAAATCATTAGCTAAAGGTTTATTTTGTTTTGAATGTATAACACAATCGAAAGAAGCACTCTTTAACATATTCAAGAATTTATTTATAATTGTTTTCTTTTTTTCAGCGGTCATTAATATATGTTCGTCTGTTGATAAACCTTTGTCATTTCTTTCGATTGTGTAATCGCTCTGAATTTGTTTAGGTGTCAATTTCATAATATAACTAAAAACTTGTACGTTTCTATCTGGTTTTGGCAATGCTTCATGAGAACATGAACGTATAGCACGGCCAATAACTTGTTCTATTCTCACGTTATTCCAGAAAGGTTCGACTAATAAAACTCTTCTAACATTTTTAAGAGAAATACCTTCAGCACCACTTTGAGTGATACAAAAAATTTTAGCTAAATTTCCATATAATTGATTTGGATTTGGAGGTAATGCTTTTTTCATTTCATTTGTAATATTTCGGAAGTCATTATTAAAAAGGTTCATTAATAATCTAGTTTTTTCTTTATCACTATCAAAAATAATATATCTCTTATTGTCATATTTAGAATTGAATATATCACTGTCAGCGAATAAATAATCGTTATCAACTTTTTTCAATTGAATTTGTTTATAACCTTGACGATTAAGAACCTCGGACAATATTCCCAATCCTTCCAAAGTTCTAAAAGAAGAATAAATAAGAACTGAACCAGGTGATTCTTCAACGTCTGTCAATATTTGTGCAAATTTGGGACTATAATTTTTTTTCAAATTATCTAAATCTAATGTATTACTTCTTATTAATTTATCCATCATAATTTTCATCTGATTTCCATATTCATCTGCTACATTAACATTAACATTAACAACAACTTCTTCTTCTTCGTCTTCATCATCGTCTTTTTTAGGTTTCTTGCCTTCTAGTTCTTTAATTTTGGTGTTTAGTTCTTTAACGTTTTCAGCGTCTTCTTTAGATTTTGCATTTAGAGCCTTAACTTTTTCGGCCATGACTTTAAGTTCTTTGGCTGGTTTCTTGTCTTCTTTAGCTTTTTTAACGATTTCTTTCAATTGTTTTAAATCTTCTTTTGATTTCTTTGAAATTTCTTTTAATTTCTTTAATTCTTCTTTCATTTTCTTAATAGCATCTTTGGGAGCACCGCCATAAATTTCTTCATCGTCTGTTGCATATTCATCGTCATTATTGTCTCTTATAAATTTCTTAATGTCTTTAGGATAAACTCTTTTAATATCTTCAGGAAAACTAAAATTACAAACGGCTCGAGTAAATGCACGATAAACAGACGTATTTTCACTAAAAAGGCCTTGTCCTTTTTTCTTATTCAAATCTTGTTTAATTTCGTAATTTCGTTGTTCTGCGTAAGCTTTGAATTGAGTATCAGTCATTTTAAGTTCTCTTTTGATGGTCGGTAAAACACTCGGGAACAATTCACTTCCACTAATGCTATAATAACTAACAGTTCCTAGAATTCGTCGCATAAATAAATCTTCATTCATAACTTTAGGATTATCTTCATCGGCCATATCAAGAAAATATTTATTAAACTCATCTCTAGAATTTGGTAAAGCACTAAAATTAATAGAATTAAATTTAACATTAATCTTAATACCTTTAATAGAATTCAATGAACTAATTATATTATCAATCATTTTATTTAGAGTAAATCCCCAATCTTGTTGAATAATTTCGTTTTTATCATTACGTTTGAAATTATGAGGTAACAATGATATAAATATCTTTCTTGCTTCATTGTTAATTGTGAATTCGTCAATAACATTATTATATTTATTATTTTGAATAAATTCTTCTGTTGTTATGGTTTTTGATGTTTTGGCATATGACAATTCATAAACGACCATATAACCTCGAATTAGATTAATTAAAGTAGCTATTTCATAAGGGTTATTAATCATAGGTGTTCCTGATAATAAAATTAATTTAGCATCTTTAGCTTCCATCAAATAGCCATAAATAATTCGTGCTAATTTACTTCCATTAACAATTCTACTAATAAAATTATGAACTTCATCAATAATAATAAAAGCATTATCAAAAGGTGAAGGACCTAAATTTTTAATTAAATTAGGCGACAAACCATTGTAACTGATGAAAGTATATCTATTTTTGATAATATGAGATGTCATAGCCGTTATATTTAATTTATCGTCCGCGTCAGCTGTTCGTTTCAAAATAACTGAATTAGGAATATCATTATTATAAATAGGTATCCAAACAACACCATCTTTTTTAATAATAGAACTATCAATAAAATATTTAGTTTTAAGAATTTCCAGAGCTGTTTTATCGGTCTTAGTTATTTTAATTTGTGTCCAATCTTTTTTTAAATTCAAACCAATAGAACTAATTTTTAAAATTTCATTTTCATAATTAACAGCCAATGAAGCAGGACTTAAAACAAATATCTTTTTTTTATTAATATAACCTTCTGCTGCTGCAATAGAAGCTCCAGACTTACCAGAGCCTAATTCATGATATAATAACGCACCTCTATATGGGCTATTGAATTGAATATAATCTCTTATAAATCTTTGTTGAGGAAATAAAGAAATCTTAGCATCTTCGACCAAATCACAAACATCTTCTTCACATTTACATTTGGCTTTATCAATCTTAGTTGAATACAATTCAGGATTAAAATTTTTATAAACTTTTTCATTATAACCTATTCTATTTGGTAAAACCCATTCTTTAGGCGTTATTTCGTTTGTCATATAATTCTATTTAAATATAAATATATAAATATCAATTGATGGCTTGTTTTTTAGAAATTATCGTTGATAATCGTGAAACCTCATTATTTAATAATATGATAGATAGAGATTTAGACCAATATCAAATTAAAATTTCAAAAAAACAATTAGAAATAGGCGATATTCATATTATTTTTAATGATAATATTTATATTTACGAACGTAAAACAATGAATGATTTAATCAGTTCAATTAAAGACGGTAGATATAAAGAACAGAAATTAAGATTATTGGCGTCAAATAGTGATAGTATCAATTATATAATCGAAGGCACTGATATCATAGCATCAAATAATAGTCATAGTCAGGAATTATTAACAAGTGTTTATTATAATTCTATTTATAGAGATAATATAAAACTATTTTTCACTAAAAATATTAATGATACCGTAACATTCTTATTATTGTTATGCACCAAGATTATTAAGAAACCCCAAAATTTTGACAAAACAACCAAACAACAATTATCAACAGAATATATCGATAATTGCAAAATAAAAATAAAGAAAATAGATAATATCGACAAAGAAACATGTTATTTATTACAATTATCTCAAATCCCTGGAATATCTAAACAAATCGCCAAGAATATTAAAGATGTTTATCCATCCATGAACGTCTTATTCAAAACATTGAATGAACATGAAAACCCCGCAAAATTATTAATGCAAATACCTAATATCGGACAACAAAAAGCCAATAAAATTATTGAATATCTATTATAAAAATTGACGACCACCCCATTTTAATTTGTAATATTTGAGACTATATTTATTTAATTCTGGTTTATTGTAACATAAATAAGTAATTAAGGCTACTGTAATTAATATTCCTCCTACTATCATTTTTAAATTTAAAATTAACTTAAGCTTTATATATCGGATTTTCTTAAAAAGAAAGTGGATGCTGTGGGATTCGAACCCACGATGCACATAGTGCAATATCATCTTAAGTGATACGCCTTAAACCACTCGGCCAAGCATCCGATATATAATATAAAAATAAATCAAAAAAAACACACAACCATTAGTTTTAAATAAAAACTTAAAACTTAACTCACCACATATTTATTTATAAATAAATTATCCTTATATAGATTTCTTACGATTGATATAACAACATTCATGACCGTGTTTATTTATTTTTAAGATATTACCTGGAGGACATTTATTGCGAACGGGTCTTCGCAAAATAGGACAAGTATTTTTAGGAAGTTTATTAGCAACTTTTCGGGATGATTTGAATATTATGTTGGCATCTGAACTCAAATTGACACTAGTTGAATTAGAAGGTGTTTTAGATAATGATTTATATAAATAATAATCTATAGCTGTTTTTTTGAGTATTTCTTCAATTTTTTTAATTATCTTTTCTTTCTTTGGCATAATCATTTCATATATTTTTTCGTCACATGTCATAAAATCTTTAGGAATATCTGTAATTAGTTCATTTATATCATATGCTTTACCCTCAAAATCATCTATCGTTTTTTCATTAGAAAAATATATCTTTACTTTCTTATTTATTAGTTTATTTTCAAATAGTATTTTCAAATATAATCCATTATCTTGTTTTTTATATTCTGGTTCTATCCAATTATTATCTCTCAAATAATTAATAATAACCATTATTTGGTTAGTTATATTATAAATTAATATTTGTTTTGTTTTAATATCTGATAATATTTTTTTAAAATTATTAGTATCATAATTAGCAATAGCTATATAATTATGAACAACTACTGAACGTTTTAAATAACTATGATTTATAGGAATATCATCATGAGATTTATAACGAATGCAACGACCTTCTATTTGATTTTTTGCTGATATATTCCAAACTGGGTCAATTTGGTGTAAATGTTGTATATGTTTAAAAGAAATACCTTCTTTGATTGAAGGAGAACCTAAAATAACACGTATATATTTACCATCCATATTTTTTGTAGAATTTAAAATTTCTTTTATTCTAATTTTATCTGTATCTTTTAATGAACCGTCCCATAATACATAAGTTTTATATTTCTTAATCTTACCGTCGACGGCGTCTAAGTAATTAATCCAGCCATGTTTATCTAAATATAATTTTATTATTTTTAAACATCTCGAAATAAAATTAGAATATATTAAATGTTTCCCTTGATATTCTTCTAATAACTTAAATAATAATTTCAATTTCGGTGCATATTTATCTAAATCATTTATTACTTTCTTAGCCTTCTTTTCGTCATATAAAGAAATTGCAATTTGTCGTTGTTTTATTAAAAAACTTTCACTATCTTCATTTTCCCCATTATCATGATATGTTAAGGTTTCTTTAATTTGTTCTATCGATAATGGCACCTTCTCTTCTTTATAAACAACAGTAGGGAAATATTGTGTGTCGGTTGTGCTATAATAGGTAACTTTGCCTTTTAAGAATGGTATTAATTCTGATATAGACCTAACTTTGTCATCGATATCAGAAGTATTCAATAATTTTACTAATTCTATAAACTGTTTATAGTTATCAAAAACGGGTGTAGCACTCAAAAAAAACATCTTACAAGAAGCATCCGCATATTTTGATATAAATCTCATTATTAATCCTCGGATATTTTTGACTATTTTTAATTCATTTGATTTATATAAATATTCAACATCATCGGATGAAATAAAATTAGTTATTAAATTGTGAAATTCGTCTATTATCAATATTCGGTCTTTAGTAAAGTCTTTTAGGGTTTTTCGGATATTATCTGATTTCTTAAATAAATTAATGATATATTCATATGATAAAATTTGATATCTTTTTTTATAATATTTTTCTTTTTCTTTTACTGACAATTTATTTAATTTCGGTATTGTATCCATATAAGTCATTAATTCGTCGATATAATTCGTTTTTAAACGCGCAGGTAAAATGACATTAACTTTATATTTCGGGTTTTTTTTCATTAAAGCTTCGGCAATCAAAATAGAAGAACGCGTTTTTCCTGTTCCAATTCCATGAAATAATAATAATCTGTCAATTTCATTTTCTATTACATATTTTTGTAAAAATAATTGTTGTTTTAGTCCATCTTGTTTTATTGCTTTTTTATATGAACTGTAAATTGAAACCCTATTCATAAATTTTCTATTTATTACATATATATAAAAATTTTAAAAAATTCATATAAAATAATATAAGATCTTATTAAAATAGTAATGGCTGTTGTTATTGGAGTTAAACAGCAGATTAAAACATATCAAATTATGCAAGAAAATAATAATTATGTTAATATTAACAATAAACTATCTTCTAATTTAATTTATTTAAATAATGATATTGACACCTTCAGCAACGCATCTATTATTTTTAGAAACAATTATGAATTCGGATATATAAATGACAAAATAAGCATTTATAATAATAAGAGTAATCTTTTTACCGCTGACAGTAATAATATAGAATTATATAAAAATACGTTGTTCTATTCTAATATAAATGTCAATAATTATTTCTATACGTGTAATAATACCAATAATTTTAATAATAACATCAAACTTAATCTGAACAATAATATTAATAATTCATTTGAAATAAATTATAATAATATTCAACCTGTTCTTCAGGTATTTAAGGATAGTGCATATTTCAAAACTTCTAATATCTTTACGTCTAATATTTATGTGGATCCGAATTCAACAATTTATACGAATTTTATTGACAGTCCTAATTTGAAACCTGTTATAATTAAAAACATGGCATTCGCTGAAAGTCTAAGGTTATTATCTGCTAATATTATTCAAAATATATCAATTGATAATAATATTATCTTTGCTAATTTAACTGATTATAAACCTGGAACACCAAATATTTCAACATATGCACCTTCCAATTCATTATTATGGACACAATATATGAAAAATAATAATATTAATCAAATTGACCCTTTTTTTATAAGACCTAATATTAGTATTATTAAATACGTCGACCAAGACCAAAGCGCAGTTATAGGCGGCTCTAATATCGTTGAATTCAAAACAAGCAAATTAGCAACATCAAATATTTCAACATTAGTTCATTCTGTAAATAATTTAGGTTATATATCAATTGGTTCTAATCATAATCCTGATATTCCTCTTAAAATAGCAGTTACACCATTTTCTTCTAATATTATGGAATATACGAATTTGAGTGATAGTAATAATAAATGCTGTTCTATAAATTCGAATGGTTTCTTAAGTATAGGTTCTATAAGGCCTATAAATCCCAATCAATTGTCAATAACTAAAAATTCAAATTTAGATAATAACAACACTGACCTAATATCGCTTAATATCAATATAACACAATATAACAGCAACGTAGGAACAATAACAATTCCTTTTGTCAATAATGAAATTTATAATAATTTTGTTTTTGAAACTACTGTTTTGGCTTCAACATTGAATATATTTATAACTAATAATTTTATCAAAAATAACATTCTTATAAATAATCTAAATACGACGTTATATGAAGATAGTCAATATTCGTCTTTATCTTTTCCAGGCGATAGCATAACTATTGTAATAAAATTTCCTAAAAATATTTTTAATATAAATAAAAAAAACCCTGATAATATCTTCGTTATTTATCCAATCAATATGATTACAGAGCCTAATTATCTAAATCTATCTGATTTTAATAAAATAACTTTGACTAAAACAATATTAGGTCAAACTTTGAATTTATATTTATATATATACAAACAAACATATAATTATAGTTATACTGGTAAATATTACCCCAAATACACTAATTTCATTTCTTGTAGCAGTAATATCAATCGAACATCATTTTCATTATCATCAACAGGTAATATTGGTATTGGAACTAATTATATCGATACCTATAATTTATTCACAACAAATGCATTGATTAGTGATATTAGTTGTAAGTCAATTGACAATTTTCCATTAAAAGCTATTTCATTCTGCAATTGTAGTATAAATAATATAGATAATATTAATAATGCATCGCTCATATCAACTTCTAATTTAATATGTTCTTCAAATATTTCTTCTAATATTCTCAATAATAATTGTATTATAAATAGTAATCTGTATGTTTTAGGGTCCAATAATGGAATTATGAAAGTTAATGCAACGACTATTTTTAATGGTGAAAATCAATTCAATAATTATTTTATTAGTATTTATGGAAGCAATGCTATATCAATTAATAATAATATTGTTAATAAAAATCCCAACATTCTTATAAATAGCACATGTTCAAATTCATATCCGTTTTTTAGTCTTAAAAATACGAGCAATACTTATAATATATCTATAAACAGTAATAATAATTTTCAAATAACTAATAATAGTGATGTTTCAATAATTCAAAATAATTATTTAGATAATAATATAAATATTCTAGATACTAGTTTTTGTATTTTCAAAGATGTAAATTCGAATGTTAAAATTTTTATGGGCACAAACACTGCTCGTATAGACACTTATTATTCATATATATCAGGTATTGGGAAAAATCCTGCTTTTAAGAGTGGTATAACAAATTACGGTAATATTAATTTCTGTGATAGTGCCGAAAATCCTATTATAAATTCTTATATTGATGTTAATAATCGTTTGAGAGTTGGTATAGGAACTGTTAATAATGACCTCGACGCAAATGGGATGGTTGTTAATTTGGCAACATTATTTTCATCAAATATAACAGCCAAAAAGAATATATTATTGGAGGGAACGATATTATCGATATCTGACAGTAATTTAAAGACAGACATAAAAAAAATAATAGACCCTTTAGAGAAGATAAGCAAAATAAGCGGCTATACATATACAAGAAAAGACACATCAAATATGGAAACTGGTTTAATAGCCCAAGAAGTTCTTAATATTCTTCCGGAGGTCGTTAAATACGAGAATAATCATTATAATATTTCTTATGGAAATATGTGTGGATTGTTGGTTGAATGTATAAAAGAATTGAAAACCAAAATTACAACATTGGAAGATAAAATTTCATCTTTATTATAACGATAATATAGAGATATGTTGAGAAAATATATTGCTAATACTTATTTGGCTTATAATTTCATAATAGGCACTATATATATTTTGTGGATTTATATGCTTTATTATAATAAATGTAAATGTTCAAAACATCTATTAGAAAAAATTATTCATATTTATTGGTATATAATTTTAATTTTAGACATTATGATATTTTTTAGAATGTTTTCTATAGATGAATTACATTTAATAGTAATAGGTAATTTATTAGGTTTGGGGAATATTTATTTGACTTATAGATATATAAAATATTTGGAAAAAGTTGAATGTAAATGTTCAGATATGTTATTAAAAGATTTCGTAATAATTACTTATGTTTGTGTTGCAGCATGTATTATTGGGTTTTTTATTGCTTTAGGAGTGTCTTATTTGCATTATGGTAAAATACATTTATTTGAACGATTGAAAAAGAAAACAATATAAAAATTGAATTTTTTATTTTTATGATAATAAACAAATGACTGATTATCTTCGGAGTATTAGCCGTGTTTCGAATGCATCTTCAAATAAAGACATTAAAATTAATAATTCTATTTTGAGTTATTATTATTGTTTCAATGATTTGCATGAGAATGTTAATCGTCAAATGAGAATGAAAGACGAAAACAAAAAACTAAATTTATTAGGAAACTTCAAAATAAAATATGATAATACTTCATCTGAAATCATTAAAGAAATTATTTTTCAATCCCCAACAAAAACAATCATCGTGCATGGATTATTCATTATGAATGGCGACACTTTAACGTATTTTAAGAGAATAAGACCAACCATAACAATTAAATAGAAGTTAACTTGATATTCTTATAAATATTAGATAATAACAATTCGAGCTTATCGTTTTGTAATTGCGAATTACCTCCTTTTTTTTGTTGTTCGTAGTTGGATATTTCTCTATTATACTTCATAATTTCCTTATTTATTTCCTTATTTATTTCATTAGAAGATTGTTCTAAATGTTTCATATTGGTAATGATATCAATAGATTTTATAATAGTTTTATTTAAGTCAATAATAGAATTATTATAAGCTACAATAACTTTATTATATTCATCGCCAGAAGCTTTAGCTTTAAATTCTTTGATATCTTGAATAATTTTTTTATCTAATGTAATTTTTTTTATTTCATCTATAGTTTTGTTCATTGCAACTTTATATAGATATGTATTATATGTATTGATTATTTTCGAATTTAAATTATAAAATTCTAAATCAAATATTTCACTACGTAATTTTTCTTTAAATTTTGATATATTAGTTTTAAATGATTCTAATTTTTCTTGTGTATATATTAAAAATTTTACACGGTCTATATCAATTGATTCTATATCAATTGATTCTATAGTTTTGTTCATTGCAACTTTATATAGATATGTATTATATGTATTAATTATTTTCGATTTTAAGTTATAAAATTCTGAATCAAATGTTTCACTACGTAATTTTTCTTTAAGTTTTGATATATTAGTGTTAAATGATTCTAATTTTTCTTGTGTATAATATATTAAAAACTTTTCACGGTCTATATCAATTGATTCTATAATTTTACTTATATTTATATCTGTTAAAAAATTATTATATAATTTAATAATTTTTTCATATAATTCATATAAATCTTTAAAATTTGTTTCTTGAGTAGATGATAATAAATCATATTTGTCTGTATATTCACGTATTTCCGCAATATTAAATTCTTTAATACGTAATATAATAATAATTATTATTTCTTTTTGAATATTTAATATTTTATCACTATTTGGTGGAAATGTATAACTAATAATATCTTCACTTAAAATACCACCATTGATATAATATTCAAAATCTTTAATACTTGTTTCATATATCAACTTCTTAAATAATTCTAAATTTTTGATTTTTAAATCTGTATTTATAGACAAAAAATTATCGATATCTTGTATAAATTTATGATATTTATTATAAATATCAACAACTGATACATCTATATATTCTTTTGTGGTTATATTAAAATGTTTAAAATTATGAAATTCTTGATTTAAGTTTTTTATCATATAATTATTAATTTCGTCACTACTTATGGAATTATTATAACCTAAATTCATATATAATTTACTATATATTTGAAAAAATTTTAAAACATGAGTAATGTTGTGATATATTATATTACTATAACTAGTAATATTAAATTTAGAAATAATTAACAGTAAATAATCACAATTTGCTTTCATATATAATTTTAATAATATACTATAATTTGCATGTTCTAATTCATCTGTATTAGTAAATATTATATTGTTTGTAATTATAAATTTTTTATATATATATATATTTATTAAATCATTTAACTCTAAATTTAATATCGAACTATTATATATATATTTATTATCATATAATTTATCATATGTTTCTATAATATCTTTATCAATAGATGTTATAATACGGTCAATTAGTTCTCTATTTTTTAAATATTCATCATAAGTAATTTGCGATTTATTAAAAAATTTATTTTCATTAATATAAGTATTCAATGCATTTAAATTATATATATATGAATAAAAAATAATGAATGCCGTATAATATAATTTATTTTCATCATTAAATATATTACTATATTCTTTAAAATTTGAAAATTGCGGTATTTTATCGTTGCTAATATTAAATATAGTTATATAATCGTATAAAATTAAATTATAATAATAACCAAATATAATTTGTATTTTATTATGTAAAAAAATATCAAACTGATTTATTAATTCATATAATGATTTATATGAATTAATAAAAATTTCGTTTTCCAATTCAATTTTTGTTATACTATTATCTGATTGATACAATACTGGCGATTCAGTATATAATAATTTATTAATACTAGCAGTAAAATTAATGTTATGCGTATAAATATCTTTAAATAATTCTTCAAAATTTATTGAATAATTATAACTATTTAGCATTTTATATGATTGTATAAAGTTGTCAGTAATAATAATTTTAAGGTTAGATTTAATATCATCATAACCTATTATATTATTTCTAATATATATTGTATATATATTAGATATTATTTCATTAATATCAGTATCTGGATAAGTTATTTTAATTATAGTACTGTTTACAAAATCATCATCATTTGCATATCCTTTAAAAATAGTACTTTTAAAATTATCATAATATTTATAATATAATTTTGTTAATTTATCTTTTGGCAAATCAAACGATTTAAATGTAAATTTATTATATACATCAGTAAAAAAACCAGCACCACCTGGAATTTTATTTATGTCTGTTAATAGTCGGTATATTAGGTTTATGTAACATAATTTTGTTTTCCGGCTTAATATTTTTTTTATGTGAAATAATGCATATTTATTGTTTTTGTCGATGTAATTTGATTTAAAGACGATTTTAATTATTGTCCTTAAATCCTTTTCATAGTCTTTTTTGAGGTATTTATTAAGTTTATAGTGTTTGAAGGTGGTCAATTCTTTATTTTTAATTTTAGAAAACAAGGAATATTTATAATTGCTAAAGTCCTTAGTTTTGAGTTTAAATATTATAGGTGATAAATAGAACATATAAACGTCTTTATTTTTATTAAAATCGTCTATGATTTCTTCATACAACTTACTTTTGAGTAGTTTCAAATTCATTATAAATAATTATAGCTATCTTATAAAAGAAAATAATTATTTTCTATACAAAAATTAAGAACTTAATAAATGCCGGTATCACGAAGTTTGACTAGAGCGCCCGCGCCTTTAAATAAATATTCGGCTGCAACAGGTGTTTCTATTATTGTAAGTATTTTATTTATAATAATATCATTATTTATTTTGAATTGGTTGAATAAAATAGCAAAATGTAAATGCACCGATATTCCTGAACGTAAATTCTTGCCCGAATGGTGGTCTTTTGTTATTATCTGGAGCATATTTATGTTATTTTTATTTATTGCTTATGAAACTGATATTGACGAATATCCAGTTTTCATTAAAATAATGGGGACAATATTCTCAATCGTAAATATTGTTATGATAGTGCGTCTATTTATCTATATCCGCAGATTAAAAGAAATGAATTGTGATTGTGGATTATCACCTGAAGAAAATTTAATTTATTATTATCTTATAATATTCTTATCATTATTAGCATTCTTAATATTTGTTATAATTTTAATGTTCTTATTTAATGTTAAATAATATTATAGATAGAAACAAAAAAATGAATAAGCTAATTATAATTATTAATTCGATTATAGTTATTATAATATTATCTTTTATTATTTATTGGTTAAATAAAATTAAAGCGTGCGTTTGTGCAAGCAAAATAGCAGAAAAAAAATATTTGAGGGAATGGTTTATAATTCAGATAATTCTTATAATAATTTATATGATGATTATTATTATAACTAATGGTGATTTATCAAAATCGACCATTAATTCAATGACTATATTTTATATAATAATTACAATTATCGATTTGATAATGTTAATCCGATTGTTTATTTATATTAAAAAAATGAGAGAACTCAAATGTAACTGCGGAATGTTAGAAACACAGAATTATATTTATAATTATCTTATCTTCGTTTTTTCAGTTATTTCTTTTGTATTATTTATATTTTTGTTGATTTGGATTTATATACTGATTATGAGATTTTCTAAAAGAAAAAATAAAAAAATAAGATAATTATAGGAAGTTATGATACAACAAACCATATATTTCGTAATAGGATTTATTGGTTTTGTAATGGGTTTATTAATAATTTATTGGTTATACAAAATGGAAAAATGTGAATGTGGTAATAAAATAGCCGAAAAGAAATATTTGAAAGAATGGTATATATTTTCTATGATTTATTCATTATGTGTGCGTATATATATAGAAACAATTAAAAGTAACTTGTCAATAGAAAATTTGACAATGCTAAAATATTTATTGATATTAACCTGGATTATCGCATTTATTAGTTTTGTTATGTTTGTTCGAATGTTTATTTATATTAGAAAATTAAAGGCTATAAAATGCGAATGCGGAATGTTAATGCAACAAAACATTATCTATTATTATCAAATCGCGTATTTTAGTATTTTTGGTATTGCATTATTCATAAGCATGTTAGCCGCTGCATATCTTACATATCTTTATCTAAAAAATATGAAAAAAACAAAATCATCAAGATTACCATCAAAATTACGATAGTTTATTATTAATCTCTACTAGTAGAGCATAGATAGTATTGAGATTTACAGGACTATTTCTGAGTGAATTATTTAGTTGGCGTTTCTTTTTATTTGCTTGATAAGTTTGAATATCTTGAATAGTGATTTTATATTTTTCTGCTGCATGGTCGATTGTAATCGAATGGTCCTCGTCGATTAGTGCTAGTGCTTTTACAATAAGACGGGTTTTAATACTTCCCGCAGTTCGTTGAAGAGTTTTTGCAATATCATCAATCGAAACGTTCTCATCGATTTTATTTATGAGTGCATTGTCTTCTTCGACCTCCCATTTAAGACCTGCTCTAGATGTTTCAGGATTTTCTCGCTGCTTTCGCAGTTTTTCTTGATACATTGAGTAAGTTGTCATTATAGGATATCCGGTTATATTCCTATCTTAGTTATTAATGTAAAGTCTTATATCAATTTTTTAAATAATAATACGAAATGGTTTAAGAAGGTTATTGACAAAATCTTTAGGGAAATCTAAATTATTCTTTTCGGCAAGAAAGATAATCAATAATGCGAACGAGAAGTTATCATAATATTTATTAATATTTTTGGGAGGGTCATGAATAAGACTATTAACACTTTCTGTTATTTTTCCTTTCATCATTTTGTAAGATTTTAATTTCAACATCCATTTAATCTTTTTATAATCTAATTTTATAAAAATAAAATTCAAAAAATCATAAAAAAATAATGGTATTCCTTTGTTATAAAATTTATATGGATGATTAAATAGAAAATTACCTCTTACAAATAATGATTTAAATATATTATTTAAATAATATGACTTGTCCCAATCGATTATTTTATATTTATTATTACAATAAATGATATTATCGGCCTTTAAATCATTATGTAAAAATCTATTTTTTTGTAATAATTCTAATGACCCGTAAATATCTTTTATCATTTTGTCAAATTCATCTTGCGTAAATTTGATATTTTCAAGTGTATTGAAACATTTTTCCTGAAAAATAAAATAATTCTTTTTATATGACAACGCGTATATATCAATATTATTATAATTGAACATTGGTTTTATTGTCGTATATTCTTCCATATTGTTTTTCATAAATTTATATATCTTTTTTATTGAATTCATTTCATTTTTAAAATTACTAGTAGCTGAACTTATTATAATATTACCGCGTTTAATTTTCTTCACTATGAAATTATCTTTATTTTCAATATAACTCAATAAATTTAAATCTGTTGCTTTTATTGTTTTTTTCATTCCATATAAAATAACTGTCTTAGGATTATCTTTTTTTATGATATTATAAAAGTCTATGTTATCATATTTATTATATGCATCCATCGTTAAACCAACATAACCTTCACTTATATTTTTACCGCCTAACATTTATTATAATATCTATAAATAATAAATGAATTTTATTATTTCATTCATTATTACTTTTGTAATTTTTGCAATATTGGATGTATCTTGGATTACATTTAATTATAATTATTATACGACCTTATGCAAACGAATACAAAAAGAACCATTCGTTCCGAAATTACCAGCGGCTATGATTGCATATATCATTTTAGGTATTGGTTTATTTCTATACCTAAAATTCATCTTACATGAAAACAAAAAAAGAAATTATTTAAAAACCATTTTATATGGTTTCCTGTTTGGTTTGGTTATCTATGGAACCTATAGTTTTACATGTTGCACTTATTATAAAAACTATGGTTATTATGATGCTATTATAGATACAACTTGGGGAATATTATTATTTATAATTTCAGGAACTATTTTTATTTCTATTTATAAATAGAAATTAATTTATCTTTTTTATCGTTAGTTTCGTAAATATACCATTTCTTAATATTCGCATCCCATCTTGCGCCACTTGCTTTAGCATTGTCTTTTTCTTTGTATGGCACATTCAAATAAATTCTTTTTTCTTCTTTAGTATCACTACTAAAAGCTGCCGTTTCTCTGCCTCCACCACTTCCTCCAATACTATCATTTGCTAGTTTGTCTGCATAATAATTTGAAATTGAATGAATATCTTTTGCATTTGTATGCGCTTTAACGTGTTTATATTTAATATTATAAGTATTTGTCAATTCATATAATTTTTTAATTAAATTTACATTAGGAGGTTCTTTTTGTTGTTTAGCAGATAACCAATTATTTTTTTCTAATTTACTCGCATAAGTTGTAGCACATTTAATAACATATTCAGAATCAGTCACAATGACTTTATTATTATAACTCATATTTTTAATAATTTGAATGGCTCTTATTGCTGCTGTTAATTCGGCTATATTATTTGTTAAATTATCACCTTCCAATTTTTCTGAAACGTTATTTTCATTATCTTTGTCAAAATAAATACCTATTCCGGCTTTTGCGTGTTTGTCTCCATTTCCATGACAAGCCCCATCAGTATAAACATATAGAACATTATTATAATCATTTAAAATTTTCTTTGCATCTTCAATATTTTCAAAAATAATATAACAAGGATTTGCAAACCCTTGAATATTCTTATTGCAGTCTTCCCATTTTTTATATGTATCTATTTTTTGATTAGACGAAATAACATAAAAACTCATATCTGATTTATAATAATAATATATCATAATCATTTTTTTAAATTATTTGTTGTATCGGCTGATATTTCTTAAATTTCTCATTATATACGCAGTTGAATTTTATCGTCAATGTTGTGCTCTTATCCTTAAAAATATTTCTCATCATATTACTATTCTGAATAGAACCAATAAATGCAATACCTATTTTATTAGATGTCAATATATTATGATTATCATAAATATTATAAATATCAGGTTCATCCGTCTTTGATATCCATAATTCTCTCTGCTGTTCTGTCTGAGATGGTAATGAAGATGGTAATGGAGATGGTAATGAAGATGGTAATGGAGATGGAATAATAACTTCTTCTTTTTTGGTATTTAGTTCTTTGAATGTTGCGTTATCTTTAATTTTCTTTTGGACAGCGACTATAATATCCTCATTAAAATTTAATAGTTTGGGTTTATGTTTTAGGTAATATGATGAAAAGTAAATTCCTCTCGATGTATAATTCAATTCTTTCGAAAATGCTAATAATTCTTCCATGGATTTTTTAGAAAGATAATAATAATTCTTAACTTTGTAAGAACATACATCTATAATATCATCAGGTGTATATTTGTTTGCTAAAATTTTATAAATTATTTTTAGTCTTTCCGGTAAAATGACATTATCTAATTTATTACCTTCATATGCGATTATGTCATTAATTACAAATACCCATTTGTTATCGGTTGTTTTTACCATTTCGCCTTCCAATAATGTATTTTTAAATAACGATTTGTCGAATAGACCTCTTGCGAGTATAATACGAGGTTTTTCATAACCGGTGTGAATTTTCATATCAATATAATAAATGATTGGGACATCATTATATAGAGTAAAATAAATATAATATCTATTACCATTAGAACGTAAGGATATTAGATGTGGGATTTTATTTAGATATTTAATATTATTTTCATCAATATTAAAATAATGTTTTTGAATTATTCTAATATTAAATAGGTTTAATAATTCGTTTAGAATAGTGTCTTTAGTCATGTTGCATTTTATATTCCATGCTACTCTATCACCAAAAGATATAATTCCCGTTTGCATGTTTTTTAATATAATTATATAATTATTGTTTCATTTTTTATTTATATTGAAAAAAACAAATTAAACATTTGAATTTATATAATCAAATAATGGAAAATAAATATTTAGAATTGTTAAATATTGTAAAATGCGAAGGTATTAAAAAAGAAACTAGAAATGGTATAACATATTCTTATTTTGGTCATTTATTAAAATTTGATATATCTAATAATGTTTTTCCTCTCATCACAACCAAGAAAATGTTTTATCGGGGAATTGTTGAGGAATTGTTATGGTTCCTTAGAGGTTCGTGTAATTCAAAAGAACTCGAAGCTAAAGGTGTCAATATTTGGAAAGATAATTCATCAAGAGAATATTTAGATAATAACGGTTTCTTTGATTATGAAGAAGGTTATTTAGGTCCGATTTATGGTTTTCAATGGCGTTCATTTAACGGTAAAATAGACCAATTAAAATACGTCCTAGAAGAATTACAAAAAAATAATAGTCGTCGTATTATTCTTAATGCATGGAACCCGTGCCAGTTATCTGAACAAGCTCTTCCGCCTTGTCACATTCTTTATAATTTCTTTAAATCCAATGATAATGATATTTCTTGTATGATGTATATGAGGTCGAGTGATTTATTTCTAGGATTACCATTTAATATTGCTTCTACTGCATTATTAACTTATATTATTGCTAAAGTAAGTGGTTTAAAAGTTAAAGAAATCGCAATAAGTATTTGTGATGCTCATATTTACGAAGAACATTTAACACAAATAGATACACAATTAAAACGAACACCTTATTCATTTCCAACTATTCATATAAAAAAACCAATTGATATTGAACAAATGTCAATTGATGAAAAAATAAAATGGATAGAAGATTTAACTTTCGAAGATTTTCAATTAGAAAATTATGTTTCATATCCAGCAATTAAAGCAATCATGAAATAACACCAATTTCACTCAAATAACTTACATTATCTTTTAATTTAATTGTGCATAATTGTCCGGTGTATTTATCGGGCGAACGCAATATTTTTTTAATCTTGAACCATATATAATTATTATAAACAAAATAATTATTATCGTTTTGAGGTATTTTAATCATATAACTATTATTAATATAATTCGCCGACAATAAAACACCAACCTTAAAATAAATATTTTTCAAATGAAAAAATAAAGCTTTATTTGTGGTATTAATAACAGTGTTCAATTCTTCGAACCCTTCGATTATCTTCTTAATTTGATTATAAGACAATTTATTGATTTCAGTCATCGTTAATATTTTTATGTCATTTAAATCGAATTTGATAGTAGTCGTAATATTATTATTAAATATCTCAAACGGAATATTATTGATTTTCAAATAATTATTTAAAAAATCAATAGTATTCTTATTTAAATTGTTATTCAAACAAAATACAGGCTGTTTTAATAATACTAATCCTTGAAACCGATATTTGTCATTATCATTATCATTGTCATTATCATTATCATTATCATTATCATTATCATTATCGTTTTCGTTTTCGTTTTTAATTTCAGACAATGGAAATCCGATATAATCAAATTCTGTAACATTACTTACATTAACAAAACTAGGGGAACAAATACGAGTGTTATTTTCTATAAATTCCGGACAATCTTTAATTTTCAAATCATATGGTATATTTTGAATACAATACATTTTATTGGTTCCGCCTAAATAATAATTATCGATATTATGAAAAGTTTTTATTTTATATAAATAATAATTCTTAACATTTGTTTTTGTTATTTCGTCAATTTCAACATAATCACGATTATTTGTATATATATAATCAGCTTTCGTCAATTTGTCTATTCTTTTTATTCCGTTATTTGTATAAATTAATAAATCGCCTCTAATCATATTATTTTTATCATTAATTATATATGTTTATATACATTTTTTTAAATTTGTTGTTGATGGTCGCAACGTAAATCACTCCAAGGGATGCCGCATATTTTAGAATAAGCACACCTTAAATTATTATTACCATTTGCATTATCATAAGATGCTAAAAATGAAGGATATATTTCATCACACAACAATGGAACATTTGATGAATTAGCTCTAGTTATAGACGTTGGTCTTTCTATATTTATATTATAAAATTGAATTACAGGATATTCATTTATATCTAATTGAGTTATAATATTAGTAATTAAACTTCCATTTAAGTCATTTGTAGTAGTAGGTGAAGTTGTTATATTTATATTTATACTTGTGTCAGTTACTTTAATTATACTTTTTGGAATAGCTGGAATAGTCGCCAAATTGGTATATTTAATAGTTCCATCTGTTTTATATATCATTGTATAATTAGGGTCAGTTTTTATATCATAAGTTATTTCAATAGTACCTAAATATACATTTTTAGCAGCAGTTCCATCTGGAGTATAATATACATATAAGTTTCTTGTTTTTTTATTTTCATTTTTATTTTCATTTCTTGATGGTGTAGCTAAATTAAATGCTCTTAATGGTGTCAAATTTCTCCAATCTAATATTATCGTATTATGAGTTGATGTAGTAATTGCTGTTGTTGGTACATTACTATAATTCCAAGTAACCGGAGATAAAACAGACGGTGATTTGCTATATATATTTGACATAGAAATTACATCAGTTAATGTAGCTTTTTTATCGTCATCGAATTTATAATTATTATGGATATAAGCAATTTCTTGTAAATTGCTGAATGTATTATTTGCAATAGTATCGCTATTAGTATTTAAAAACTTTTTAATATAATCTGGGTTATTTGGGGTTGTTGGGTCATATTCATTAATATTAGCATATATATTAGCTACATTCTTATAATTATTATAATCATCATTAAAATCAGTATCACTTGCTAATTTATACATACCTGTAGATTTATTACCTGATGAACCTTGAGTAATATTAGAAAGTATATTAGTATATTTCAAGCCTGTGCCTAAAGTATTGCTAGAATATTTAAATAATGTAGATTTATCATAAATGTTATCATCCATAATACATTTATATTTAAATAAATTTTTAGGATATGTTGGGTCAAATGCTCTACTTATCACACTATCATCGACGATTTCAACTTTCCAATAATCAGGACATGAGATATTATCATCATCATCAATAATCGAAACATTTACAGGAACATAGGAGAATATGAAATATAACATCATCATAATTATTACGATAGTTCCGACAATGAAAATAAGCGTAAATGCTAGATATTTATTAAATAATATGTCTCTCATTGTGTTGTTAAAAGCGGTTATTATAATGAGCATAAATGCAAATAAACCATAAACAACGGAAATTGCAATAGTTCCTCTGAACATATTTTTCTTTTTTTCCTCATTAATAGCTAATTTTGCCTTAACGAGTGTTTCATCATCCGTTTTTTTATATTCTATTACTGTAGTATTTGGCATTCTTAAAATATATTCTAATTATACATATGATTTTATTTCAAGTATTTTAGTGCCTTTTTGGGATGGCAATTGCGACCTTTCAAGAGGCATTGGTAGAGTACTAACATTTTCTTTATATTTTAAATACTGTTCTATGTTTGTCATTATTTCAGTAGAAGCCCAATCTATGACCATGTCATTAAGTCTAATTATTTGAGTATTAATATTATCGGGCAAATTGCGTCCGTATTGTAAATAATATGACCTCATAATTATTAATAATTCCTGTTCGCTTTGTTTGCAAATAGCATATTTTTGAAAACTTCTATTATAAACTTCTGTTATAATATCGGTTTGGAGTTTATCAATATTTTTTTTTGAGAAAAAAGCGACAGATAACGGTGTATTCTCCAAATTTTGCGAAATTGAACTAGAATTATTTTCGCTTAAAATGGATTCTTTAATTATCTTAGTTGAACCTTTAATATTATCTAAAATATCGACACGTCCGTTTTTAATATAATCTGGAATCCAAATATCACTAAAATCTATATCCATAATCTTTTTATCTTCTTATTTTATAGAAAAGATAATGAATAATTTTTTATATACGACGAAATCATTAATTAAAGTTTTTGATTTAAAGCTAGATAAATACGACGCTAAGATAGTTTATAATTTACTTGTAAAAAAAATAGAAACGTTAGTTTTTAACGTCATATCCATTGCTGCGATTATTTCTCTAATTAATAATTCTTCCAGCATTCAAAAAGAAGCTGTCGAATTAGTTAAAGCTTATATCGCCGATAAATGCAGTAAATATGTTAAGGGCGGAACATCAATGCCTTCTGATTATTTTGGCGATATTCATCCTAATTACAGTGTAAATAATATAACTAACGATGTTTTAGGTGTTGATTTTGCTGGCGGAATATTAAGAAGTCAAATTGGCGGAGGAGGTTATAAACAATTCAAACTAACGATTGAAGATGAAAAGTCGTTAATTAATAGTATTAAACATATATGCAAATATTATAATCTCAAGATTTCAAATAGCGTAATTAAAATGCTATTAAATATAATCATTGATAATATGGAATGTTTATTCAATTATCTTAAATCGATTAAAAAACCATTGACAACAGCAATAATTAAAAAAATGATAAATTTAAATAAAACATTTGAAATATTTAAATAAATGGTGATATATACAATTGATGGCAATATCGGGTCTGGTAAAACAACCATTTTAAATTATTTACATAAATATAAAAACTTTCAGATTGATTTAGAACCTGTTATTAGATGGAAACCATTCCTCGATAATATCTATTTGTCTAAAATCGGTTATTTCAATTTTCAAATTAAGGTATGGCTCGATAGAGCGTGGATTCAAGAAAAATATAATAATTCTATTATTTTCATGGAAAGAAGTCCTTATTTTATTAGAAACACTTTTAATAAAAATGATTATATCAACAATAATATTAATATTGATGAATATACCGTTATTAACGAGTTATATCAAAAAACTGATATGATTTGGAAATCCAATTTATATATTTATCTGCGTTCATCTCCCGACAGATGTCTAGAAAGGATAAAAACAAGAGGTCGTGATAATGAAATGGTTTTAGATATAGATTATATTACATCTATTCATAATTTACACGAAGAAGCATACGCCGAACTTATAAAAACGAATGATAATGTTATTATTATTGATGTTGATAACAAAACTATTCAAGAAATAGTCGAAGAAATTTTAGCAAAAATTGAATAAAAATTATTTTTTTAATATAATATGCTAAATGTTTCTATAAGCTTTAAAAATCAAAAATAACAAATCAACGCCGATATTTAATAATTGAATTTAGGGTAACATTCCAACATTCTAATTCATCATTAGTTGATATTCCTATCATCATTTTAACAATGAAAAATTTTGCTATTTGCAAATCAGCAACAATATAATTTAACGGTTCTATAGTAATATTATAAACACATAATATTTCCTCAATATCCATCAATTTATCCAAAATATATTGTTTTTGGTCTTCAAGTGTATCAAATTCTTCAGTTGTTGCAATTTCTATACGTTTATTGACTTCTTCAACACTGTTTCCATTAATATACTCCTTGATAAATTCACAAACTGCTTCCATTTTTGAATAAATAATAATCAAATATATATATATCAATTTTTTTTCAAAATACCAAAAAAATTATTTTATTATTTTTTCAACATCTATCTCCCAATAGTCATGCAATCTACTATCTATATACATATCAATGTTTAATTTCACTATCATATTATTTTTAATATAAATATCAAATTTACCTTCATTCAAGAAAGTAATATCTAACACTTCTTCGATTTTATTCAAATATTTAATAATATTTCCTTTTTCTTCGATGAGTGTTGAATAGTCTTCATTAAAATTTAAATGAATATATTTTCTATCACTTTCGAGACTGTCACTTTTGATATAATCTTTAATAAATTCGCAAACTTGGTTCATTATCAATAAATAACAATAATAAAAACAAATATCAATTTTTTTTGAGATTTTCTTAAGCATTAGTAATAATTGCTTCAACTTCTACCACCCAATAATCATAAGTTATCATGCTATATGTGTCTGTATATACAAATATAGATGTTTTGACTGTCTTATTATCTGTAATAACTAAATCAGCTAAATGAGTATAGCCAGGTCCTTCGCGAATATTAGTGATGGCTGAAACTTCTTCAATTTTTTTCAAACATTCAATAACATATTTATGTTCTTCACTAATTGTTGAAAACTGTAGTTCATCATCCTTATCAAAAAGAATAAGAGATTGTTTTCTTTCGATACTATCGCTTTTGATATAATCTTTAATAAATTCGCGAACGTCGTTCATTAATCAATAAATAACAATAATAATACAAATATCAATTTTTTTTATAAAAAAAGAACAAAAATAAATTTTGCCCTTTTTTAACCAACTTTCCTAAGTATTCGCAATAATTGCTTCAACTTCAACCGCCCAATAATCATACGACCTGATATCAGCAGTATATACAGTTATAGATATTTTGACTATCTTATTATCTGTAATAACTAAATCAGCTAGATGAGTATCAAACTTCCCTTCGCGAATATTAGTGATGGCTGAAACTTCTTCAATTTTTTTCAAACATTCAATAATATATTCTTGTTCTTCTCTGAGTGTTGAAAACAGTTGTTCGTCTTCAAGAGTAAAAAGTTGTCGTTCTCTTTCGAGACTGTTGCCATTAATATACTCCTTAACAAATTCGCAAACTTCGTTCATTAATCAATAAATAACAATAATAATACAAATATCAATTTTTTTTATTCAAAAAAAGAACAAAAATAAATTTTGCCCTTTTTTTAACCAACTTTCCTAAGTATTCGTAATAATTGTTTCGACTTCAACCGCCCAATAATCATACGACCTGCTATCAGTATATACAGTTATAGATATGTTGACTATCTTATTATCTGTAATAACTAAATCAGCTAGATGAGTATCAAACTTCCCTTCGCGAATATTAGTGATGGCTGAAACTTCTTCAATTTTTTTCAAACATTCAATAATATATTCATGTTCTTCTCTGAGTGTTGAAAACAGTTGTTCGTCTTCATTAAGCATAATAAGGTCTTGTTCTTGTTCGATACTATCGCCTTTGATATACTCCTTAACAAATTCGCAAACTTCGTTCATTGTTTTGAATAAATAACAATAATAACAATATCAATTTTTTCAAATTTTTATAAATAAAAGAACAAAAATAAATTTTGCCCTTTTTTTTTAACCAACTTTCCTAAGCATTCACAATAATTGCTTCAACTTCTACCTCCCAATAATCATATGACCTGCTGTCTGTATATACAGTTATAGATATTTTGACTATCATATATTCTGCAATTACTAAATCAGCGAGATGAGTATCGAACGGCCCTTCAAGAACGTTAGTGATGGCTGAAACCTCCTCAATTCTATTCAAATATTGAAGAACATATTCTTTTTCTTCGATGAGTGTTGAAAAGTCTTCGTCGTCATTAAGAGTAATAAGTTGTCGTTCTCTTTCGAGACTGTTGCCATTAATATACTCCTTAACAAATTCGCAAACTGCTTCCATTTTGAAGATTGCCACAATTAATAGTAAAAATTCCTTTTAATCATTTTTTTATGATTATCAAAAAAAATAATACAAATTTTAATAAATAACTCCTCCAAGGTTAATGAACCAGGCATTTTTAACTTCGCAAATATAACCATATCTATTTTTGTAATAAAATGATACGAGCCCGATTTCGTCATTCGTATCAATAATATTAATATCATTGTTGAATGACGATTTTAAACTCTGGATGATATGATTATTAATAGAAACATTGCCACCGATATAATAATCATCATTTTCCGCTAATTCTTGTTTGAAATACGTATAATGAGGCAATACATTATTGTTGGCCCTGATGTAATGACAGATGTTATTCATTATTGTATATAATTTATAAAAAATTATAATAAATCAGTTTTTTGTATTTATACAAAAATAATTTAACAAAATAAAAAATGATATAAATAATTTTATCATAATTTATAATATGACTACTGAGACTGATAAAAAATATAAAAAACATGAACTACGAACTCATATCTATAGTCGTCCGTCTATGTATATTGGCACAATTGACCCATTTACAATTGATACCTTTATTATAGACGACGATGAAAAAATCACAAAATCAAATATTACTTATATCCCAGGGTTATTTAAAATCTTTGATGAAGCTATCGTAAATGCGATAGACCATTCAGTAAGAACAAGAAGTGATGAAAATAATTCAAATGTTGTCAAAAATATTAAAATAAATATTGATAAAGAAACTGGAGTAATAGAAATATTCAATGACGGAATGGGAATTGAAATTATTAAACATAATGAATATGAAGTATGGATACCCGAATTAATTTTCGGTGAATTATTGACATCTTCTAATTATAACGATGATGAAATTAGAGTTGTTGGCGGTGTCAATGGCTTGGGAATTAAATTGACAAATATATTTTCAAAATCGTTCATTATTGAAACGATTGATAGCAACCGTAAAAAGATTTATAAACAAGAGTTTAAGGAAAATTTGACAATCAAAGAGCAACCAGAAATCAAGAGTTGTGCTAGAAAGTCTTATACAAAAATTACATTTAAACCAGATTATGAAAAGTTTGGATTGTCAAACATTACTGAAGATATCTATAAATTATTTAAACGTCGGGTTTATGATGTTTCGGCATGCACTGACCCAGCTGTTAATGTTTATTTCAATGATAAAAAGATTAATATCAAAGATTTTGAAAAATATTGTGATTTATTTCTAGATACAAAGACATTACAGCCACGTGCATATGAAAAAGTAAATGACCGTTGGGAAGTTGTAGTAGCTATTAGCAAAACCGGCAATTACGAACAGATATCATTTGTGAATGGTATCAATACAATCAGAGGCGGCAGACATGTCGAATATATCACAAATGCAATCACGAAGAAATTAGTTGATATGACTTTGGCTAAAAAGAAGAAAACAATTAAACCTCAACATATTAAAGAAAATTTATTTATATTCGTTAAATCAACAATTGAAAATCCGACTTTCGACAGTCAAACCAAAGAAACATTAACAACACTAATGACAAAATTCGGTTCGAAATGTGAATTATCTGAAAAATTTTATGAGAAATTATATAAATCTGGTGTTATTGAATTGGCATTATCTGCAACAGAAGTTGTTGAACAAAAAAAACTAGTAAAAACAGATGGAAAGAAAGTTAATAAAATCATTGTTCCTAAATTAGACGATGCTAATTTGGCAGGCACTAAAGATAGTAAGAATTGCACTTTAATTTTAACTGAAGGAGATTCAGCAAAAACAATGGATATTTCTGGATTAAGCGTTGTAGGACGTGATAAATTCGGTGTATATCCTTTGAAAGGTAAAATTATTAATGTTAAAGATATTAGCTTACAAAAAATTTCAGATAATAATGAAATTACTAATCTTAAAAAAATCTTAGGATTAGAACAAAACAAAGATTATTCAAAAGGTATCGATTCGTTACGTTATGGTAAGATTATGATTATGACTGACCAAGACCACGACGGAAGCCATATTAAAGGACTGTTATTTAATGTCTTTCAGACATTGTGGAATTCGTTATATAAATTTGATGGTTTCTTGACATCAATGCTTACACCTATTATCAAAGCTACAAATAACTCAACAAAAGAAATCATTTCTTTCTATAATATGAGTGATTATGAAAATTGGATTGATACTATTGATAAGAAAAGTTCATGGAAAATTAAATATTACAAAGGGCTCGGTACTTCGACTGACCAAGAAGCAAAAGAATATTTCAAAGAGATGAAACAAATTACATATAAATTTACTGAAAATTCAGATGTTTCAATTGACCTTGCTTTCAATAAGAAACGGGCTGATGACAGAAAAAAATGGCTATCGACTTATGATAGACAAGACGTTCTAGATTATACTCAGACGAGTATTTCATATGAAACATTTATTAATAAAGACCTTATTCATTTCAGTAATAGAAATTTAGAACGTGCCATTCCTCATATTTGTGATGGTCTTAAGGAAAGCACAAGAAAAATATTATTCGCATGTTTGAAACGAAATCTTTATACAAATGAAATCAAGGTAGCACAACTTGCAGGAAATGTTAGCGAAGTAACTGCTTATCATCATGGCGAAAATTCATTACAAGAAGCTATTATTGGAATGGCTCAAATTTTCGTAGGAACTAATAATATTAATATGCTCGAACCGAAAGGCCAGATGGGCACAAGAATTAGCGGAGGACAAGATTCATCTTCTCCGAGATATATTTATACGTTATTATCAAAATTGACTAAATTAATATTCAAAGAAGAAGACAATAATGTATTGAATTATTTAGACGAAGATGGATTATCAATTGAACCCGAATATTATATTCCGATTATTCCAATGGTATTAGTGAATGGCGGTATTGGTATTGGAACAGGTTATTCAACAAACATTCCTCAATTCAATCCGGAAACCATTATTAAAATTTATTTGAATATTATTGATAATATTAATGAAAATATTGGTAAAATATTAACATTAGAAGATATCGACAAATCATTGAAATTAATGGAAGAAACAGAATTGGATGAATTATGCCCGTATTATCTAGGTTTTAAGGGTGAAATAGTTAAAAACGAAAAAGGAAATTATATTAGTAATGGTATTTATAAATGGATTAATGAAACAACAGTCGAAATAACCGAACTTCCTGTTGGAATTTGGACAGAAAATTATAAAGAATATTTAGAACAATTGATAATCAACAATAATAAATATTTGAAATCGTTTGAAAATCATTATACAGCTAAGAATGTTAAATTCATATTGAAATTAAATGATGATTGTAAAGAAGAATTGGAACCTAAATTTTTAAGTGAATTTAATTTGACATCACCTAAAAATTTAAGTTTGAATAATATGCATTTATTCTCAGTTAAGGGAGCTATCAAAAAATATAATACAACTGTTGAAATTATTAAAGAATGGTCTGTTACAAGACTTCATAAATATTATGAGAGAAAGGAACGACAATTAGAGATATTAGTAGAAGATTATAATATTATGTCAGCGAAGATTAGATTTATCACAGATATTATCAGCGGTAATATTATTATTATGAATATTAAATTGAAAGATATCGAAGAACAATTAGAAAAAGCTGATTATTATAAACAAAATGATAATTATGATTATTTGCTGAAAATGCCTATTTCACAATTAACACTGGAGAAAAAAGAAAATCTAGAGAAGGAAGTATTGAAACTTAAAAATAAAATTAATGAATTAAAAGACATGTCTATTATTAAAATCTGGGAAACGGAATTACAAGAACTTCTGACAGAATGGAATAACCATAAGAAAACAATTGAAGAGGATTATATGAATGATTTAAAAGGAGATGTAGTGAAAAGCACAGCTAAACGAGGCGCCCCAAAGAAAAAGTAATTAAATCATCTATAGCCCATTTATTAAAATTAATTCCAAAATATTTCCATTTAAAAGGCAATATTAAACTTTGATATTTTTTTAATTTTATAGCTATAATTTTATCATCCGGATTAGGATTTGTTTTTTTTATTTCTGCCTTATAAATGATAATTTCAGTATCTTCTAAGGCATTTATAAACAGGTATTTATGTCTGTTTTGCATCCAGTCATTAGAAATATCATAATCTTGATATTTAAAATTGAACTTAAACCAGCTTTCAATAATTTCATTAGGGTCTTGGAGTAAATCACTTATAACAATAGGTTGTCTTAATGCTAATGAAGTTAAATTAAAAGTATCAATTTCTGTTTGTAATATTGATATTTCTTTGGGAAAGACATAATAACACATTCCATAAATAATTATACAACAAATAACTATGAATATTAATTTCATTTATTTATATTAAATAGAAAAATATGGTTAAAAAAACAACAAAACGAAGAATAAAAGGCGGTAATAAAAAAACAGATATCTTAGGACCCTTCATTCCGCAATCTTTATACACATTAAAAAATACCGAACCTGAAAAACATAAATTAGAAAAACTTGAAACTAATTATGAAGAAAAAGAATATGAAACTCAAAATAAAATTAATGAATTGAGAGAACGTTTAAATGTTATAACTAAAATGGCTGATAATGATGCAACAGAAAATTTAAACATAAATAAATTTAATTTTGATAAAAGTGACAAATCTAGCAAATTTTATTTACAACTCACAAAATACGGCACTGGAATATTATACTCGACTTTCGTTAATATCGTTATGTTGGGTGCTTATATCATTGATAATTTTAAATATGCAGTTTCATTAGTTGCTAATGCTGGTCAAGGAGTTATTATAAAAGTTGCTGTAATTATTATCATAATAGCTATTATTTTAGCTCTAGGTTTTACAACACCTATTTTCACAAATCCAGGTGAAATTATTGGTGCTAATGATATCAGTAAAAAATTATTAAATATGGATGTTGAAAATTATATTATAACTCAATATAATTCTTTATCTTTTTTAAAAACAATTACAGATAAATTAAATAACCTATTACCCGACGCTTTTAAATATAAATTTGCTTCAATTAGCAATTCCATCAGTTATATAACCACCGGCAAAAATCAATATGAAGATTTACTTATAAACAGAGAAGTAATAACTAATGGAAGAAGTGATAATGTTTTTCATATGAATTTTAAATCAAATGGTGATTATTCATCCGAAAAAACTTTTTGTGCTTTAACTCCTAAAGATGTAAAATTCGATTATAACAGTAATTTATATTCATCATCGGATTATAATAATATTGATGAAAATTTAAGAAATGCTATGAATTATCCATCTACATATACAATTCCTATAGATAAAGACGATAGAGGCAAATTCATATTAAGCACAGAGAAATCATATTACAATAATTCAAATGATAATATAAATAATTTTTTACCTAAATTATTTAAAACATCCGGAGCAAACAAAGAAATATTATTTAATTCAATTCCAATAACTAGAGGTATCAATAGCCAAAATAATACAGGTATTATTGCAATATATGGAACAAAATTATTAAACAAGAATTATAAAGGACCTATATTAAAACTAACAACTATAAATTATGGCAGTCCGAGTTTAGATAATAGTAATCCAATCGAAACACCCGTATATTATGAAAATGGCGAGTATTATTATTATAAAGGTTCTGTTTATACTAAATTACCGACTGATAGAATATTTTATGTAAATATTTTATATGACCAGTCTGGAAATCATCGTGATTTTAGTTATAGACAAAGTGATAATAAATATCAACCCGAATTTAAATTGGTTAATAATATAGGTTATTTGAATTTTCAAACAAAGAATATTTTATATTTAGAAAAATCAATTGATAATAAACAAATGAGAATAAAAGCTAAAATCAATGTTAATAAACGAGATAAAAAAGAACATTATGATAAAGTCCAAGGTTATATGAATTTATTAAGCACTCTCGCAAGACCAATGATTAAATTGAGACTTAATAAACAGCTTAACAAAGATGAATTACCGGATACATATAATACAGATATACAATTAGATAATATACCCAATGAAAGAAGTAAAAATAATAATAATAAAAATTTTAATTCAATTATATATTCAACAAATACAATAGTTGAAATTAATGTTGATGTTGATATTAACGATGGTAAAGACAAAACAGGAATAGAAACATTAGGAACGGTTCATGACGATAGAACACCATCTGATTTTATTTTAACTGAAAGAATAAAAGATGGAGCACAACTAACATCTAATATAGAAGCTAATAATTTCGTAGGTGAATTATATGAATTGTATATATATGATAGAACTAAATTATAATGATTTACACATAAACGTTTCTATAAGATTATATCCAAATTTTCTATAATAATTTCTTACACCTGTTCCGGCGATTATAGCAATCTTGCTAAAACCATTTAATTTTGCAATTTCTTCAGCTTTTTCGATTAGTCTTTTTCCATATCCTTTATGTTGTAGAGAATAATTATCGTTATTGCCTACATGTGACAAAGTCGAATAAACATGTAATTCTCTGATAAGAGCTGTGTTTTCTAAAATTGGCAATAATTTAGAATTATCAATATTTAATCTTAGTCTAATAAATCCAACAAGATATTCATCACTTTCGAATGATATGAAATATTCAGTTCCTCCACTTGCTTCATATTCCATAATTTCCAATTCTGCATTTTCAATTACATTTCCTTTAATTTCTCTACATCTAATACATTTACATTTCCAATTATTAATTTTCATATCTTCTAATAATTTCTGTCTGGTGCTTACAAATTGCTGAGAATATCCACCAATAATATAATGTCCAGATATATCTCTAATAATTCGATTAATTCTGAATTGTTTTGTAATATTGATTTTGAAATATTTGATTAATTCATATAGATATTTATCATCATATGGTTTATAAATACCTGCTTCATATAATTCTTTTATTTTTGTAAAAGGAACTACAGCACAAGGATATATTTTTAATTGGTCTAATTGTAGTTCTGGATTTGTCAATATTTCATCTAACATTGTCTTATCTTTTTCAACAGAACTGCCATATAAATTTAACATCAAATGACCATCAATTTTATAACAATTATTTTTTAATAATTTGATGGCTTGTTTTGTCTTTTCGACTGATTCGCCTCTATTGTTCATTCGCAGAATTTCATTATCAGTATGTTGAATACCTAATTGAACACGAGTGCAATTGAACCTTCTTAATCTTTCTATTTCTTTGATATTAATACTATCACTTCGCATTTCTAATGTTAATCCGATGATATGAATTTTAGCAGTTTCGTTAATTTCGATTTCTTGTTCTAGAGTTAAAATTTCTTCTCTTTTATTGTAATAAACATTAGCAGCATAATATAACTTCGTTATGAATTCATCTTGATATTCTTTTGGGTATTCGCTCCAGGTGCCGCCTAAAACTAATAATTCAATTTTGTCTATTTCATGTCCCATTTTTTCTAATGATGAAATACGAGAATTCATTTGTTTAATTGGGTCAAAATCGTTTTGATTTGCTCTTAAAACAGCTGGTTCTGTATATAAATAGCTTTTGGGCTGTTGTGTCCAATTATTGGCCTCTGAAGGTTTTTCATTGGGACAGAACGAACAATTATGAAGACAACTAAAAGTTCCTTTAACTCTTTCACCGTTTTTATTGGTATATTCGGGTGTTCCGCTAGTTAAAACAGTTACACTAATAATACCAGATTGAGATTTTTGAATTTTTTTGATTAATTTCTTTTTTAAATTATAATCTTCATAACCAAGAGAATTATAAATTTTAATCAAATCAATTTTGCTACAATTGAATTTATATGTTTTTTGAATATATTTAATAAAATCAATAATCTTTTCAAATTCATTTTTAAGCAGTTCTACTTTCAATATGCTAAATTGTTCTTCTGTCAAAGACTTATTTTTAGTCTTATCAATAACAATTTCTTCTATATCCATATGATTATAAATAATAAGATATCATTATGAATTTATAATCATTTTTTTGTATAATTATTAAAAAATGAATTTGTTCATTTGATTAAAAAAAACAAAGATGAACCCACAAGAAATAATGGAAAACATGAAAAAATATCAAAACGACAGAATTAAAAGTATTAAAGACGAAATTAATAATGATAATATCGCTGAAAAAATAAAAGCATTTATTGGCGAATTAAATGAAAAAAGACGCCTATATAACCTTGAATTTGCAAGTAGTTATAATAGTCCATATGGTCGAGGACAATACATGGGACAAATATTATCTACTAATGGTAGTGCTGATACTGATATTCAAAAATCCGTTGAATATGAAGCATTGTTAGTATCAATCTTAGAAATCATCAAAAAATAAACTTTTTGTTTATTCGCCGCAATATTCCTTTAAGTCCTTTATATACATCTTTATATAACGTTCCTTAAATAGGTTATATTTATTGATATATCTATTCATATCATTAATATAATATTTATCTAATTCAAGTAAGTCTTTATTTTTTGCTATTTCATATAATACATTAGCTTCTTTAATTAAATCGTCACAATTGATATATAAATCTTCTTTTAACAATTTCATATTTATATTTAAAAAATGAATTATTTTTATATTCAGAATTTAAAGAGATTAATATGGATAACGAAGAAACATCGAGAGTTGGTAAAAAATGGACTGTAGAAGAAAATGATAATCTTTGTCAGGAATTGGCAGATAATAAGACTTATGAAGAAATAGCTCTTATTCATAAACGAACAATCATTGGAATAAAATCTAGAGTTGTAACTAATATATTATATCCTAAATATAAACATGATAATATAACTATTGAGGATTTATCAACATTATATAATATCGAACAGGAAATCATAGAAAAATATATAAATAAAATGGAAAGTCCAAATAAAAAAACTAAGAAAACAGACGAAAAAGAAAACATCATTGAATATCGTCTAATGATGATAGAACAAAAATTAGATTATTTAACTAATATTATGAATGCTATTTACCATGCATAAAAAAATGAAATCTTTTATTTAAAAAAAATACAATTCATTATGAGTAAAAAAATCAATAAAGGAACCGGTGCAGGAGGTGCAAATACAAACCATTTTGGAAAAAGGTTTGAGGAAAAAACAAATAATCAACAAAGACTAATTAAAGATGGGTATATAAAAACCGATTTAAAAAAAAATCCTAAATATTATGATTATTGTTTATCAAAAAAATTTGATGATATGACTATTATATTTGTTTTACAAAACGGTTTGAAAACTTATATGAAACAAAATTATGACATTGATTTATTTAGATGTCCAGATGAAGCATATATCATTGAATATAAAAACGGTAAAAAAGTAATAAAAATATTAGAGAAAAAAGAACAAAATGTTGCGGGTTCCGTTGAAACTAAATTATGGTCTGGACCATCTCTAAAACGAGAATATGAATTAGTTTTAGGTGAAGGTTTCGAAGTTGTATATGGATTTTGTGTAAGTGATTTTCTGAAAAATAAAATTATTTCAAAAGAAAAAAAATATATAATTCTAAATAAAATTCTTATTGAACATAAAATTGAAGTTTTATTTGGCGATGATGAAGACTATTTTGAAACATTTGATATATGGCTCAATAATTCCTTATAATAACTTCTTTGGCTTTTGCTTCTGGGTTTTTAGAATTAATTGACCTTTTACATAAAATTTCAATTATATTATATTTATCAGTTGTAAAATTATCACGAACCAAACTGACATCGGCATTATTCATAATTATTTTTATATTTCTTTTATCTGTTATCATATTAATTAATTCAAATAATTTTTGGTGATTTTCTATATTAAATCCGTTTTCAGTATATCCGACAAACGATTTACTGTTTTCAGGGGCATAAGGCGGGTCTAAATATACGAAATCATTTTCTTCTACTGATGTCAATGATAATGACAATGACAAACTAAAATCACAACATTCGAATATTACATTCTGAATTAAATTATGTATTTCGTCTAAATGGTCTTTATTTATAATTTCAGGATTTTTATAATTTCCATAAGGAACATTAAAACCATTAGGACCAACTCTGAATACACCTCTGAAACATGTTTTATTTAAAAATATAAACATTGCCGAACAAATCATTGTTTTTTTATTAGTCAATTTATTATATTGACTTCTTACCCAATAATAATAATTTTCTTTTGATGTTTTAGCTTCTTCTATATTTGCCGGTTTCCTATTTACTGGACCATCTCCACATTCATTAAAATCAATAATAATACTTTGCAATATTTCATATAATTCATTATGATTTGTTTGAATATTTTTATAAATATAAATTAAAGGTTCATTTACATCATATGCATATATATTGCCATTGATATGTATTAATCCGTGTTTTGCATATGATAATAAAGCAAATAAAACACTACCTCCTCCTAAAAAAATTTCATGATAATTATTTATCTCAACTGGAAAATTTCCGAGAAGTGTATAAATAATTTGTGTTTTTCCTCCAACCCATTTTAATAATGGTTTTGTAATATTCATTATAATTAAAATGAAAAAAAACAAAATCATTTTTTTAAACTAAGAAGATGAAGACACCAAATATTTCCTAATAGAACTATAAATATCTCTTCCATAACAATGTAAGATATTTGTCAAGATTTCAATTCTTTTATTTTTTTCAATTTCGTTTTTAATATCAATGAATAATTTATTTGTCTCATTTGTGTAATATGCATTAAATAATACGATTGGGTCAAGGAAAAGTTCGCCTTCATGCATATTATAAAACATCCTCATTACTTTGCGAAGTTTTTTCGGCCCTGTTGAACGTTTCGGTTCTTGGGCATTCAATGGATTTTTATGCGGCAGTTTTTCAACCATTACAAACCGATATTTCGAAAAACCTTTTGAATATATGTTTGTAGAAACTCCATATACGATTTTATTATTTTTCCGTTGAACACTTATTTTATCTGTATTTTCAGTTAAAAGCAATGATAATATATAAACTTGAATTAATTCATCACTTGAAAGTAATTGGTCTATTGTTATCGAAATTGATTTATCATTGATTATAACTCTGAAATATTTAGAATATTTAATAAAGATAATATTAATATTTATCGAATCTTCAAACAAACAATTAGTACTATAGAAACAACTGATTTCAGGCATTGTTAAAAATTAAAATCAAAAATTATAAAATCATTTTTTTATATAAAATGACAAAAAATTAATTTTGCCATTTTTCTTTTCTTTCCTTTCAGACAACGTCAATCATGTCCTCCTCCAGTTCGCACATCATATCGTGCATTTCGGACTCCAAATATTCGTTGAAATATCCAACGACTTCTTCGGCCTCGCATGCGTAATAATCATATAACAACTGAAGAGGATGAATGATATAACTTTCATCTGAATAGCAATTTAAGAAATACTTCATGAATTTGTTGTATTTCTTTCGACTGCTTGCTCGTTTGGGTTCCTTGCTTTTGAGCGGGTTGCGGTGAGGTGACTTCTCAAGATAAATAATTCTATAGCTATTCGCCAGCTTGAAATTGCTGCAAGTCATCGTATAGATACCATAATAAACGCTGTCGTTAATAACGTCTTCGTAAATTGTTGATGTGTCTTCGGTGAAAAGTAGCGAGATTACATAAAGCTGGAAAAGTTCGAAGTTTTCAATAAACTGTTTGATGGACAATATAACAGAACGGCGATTGAAGATAACCTTGACGAAGTTTTCATACTTGATAAAGGTAAAGTTTGCCGGGTCACGATTATAGCTCATGTATAAACAGCTGATTGATGGTGTCATTTTGGTATGCACAATAGTTATATTAATAGTGTAAAATCATTTTTATAAGTATTTAGTTATAAATTAAAACAAATTTATTAATGACAATAATAATGACAAAAAATTTAATTTTTGCCATTTTTCTTTGAGATATCTCACAACTTGATATATTTGTTTATGGCCGTATAAACGTCACGTCCATAATTGTGAAGAACGAAAATAAGAGCCTCAACCTGAGTTTGGTGTTCTATTAATTTCTTTGCCTCTTCAGTTTCGATGAAACAATATTCTTTCAACAATTGACAAGGTCTAACGATATAACCCTCATATCCTTCATAACAATAGGAATTGCAGAAATAACGCATAAATTTGCTATATTTCTTATGACCGCTTGCACGTTTGGGTTCTAAGGAATTCAACGGATTTCTATGAGCCGATTTCTCGAGGGAAATGATTTTATAGAAATTAGTCAAATAAAGATTTTTCCAATATCTCATTGTTGAAACACCGTAATAAATCTTATTATCGATATTAACTCTGTCAATTTTTGATGTGTCTTCGGTTAAAATCAAAGATATCAAATATGTATTGAACAATTCCTCACTCGAAACAAATTGATTATTCGTCAATATAACTGCGCGTCGATTGAAAATAACTTTAACGAAGTTTTCATACTTGATAAAGATTATATTAATCGGGTCACGGTTATAATTGATATAGAAACAACTAATTGTCGGCATCGTTGCTTAATATAAAAATAAAACCATTTTAAATCATTTTTAAATAGACAATACTTATAATTTAAAACAAATATTTTTTAATAGAATAATAAACATCATATCCATAATTATGTAAGATATTTGTTAATATAATTATTTTGTTATTGTAATCAACGCGTCTATTAACAAATTCCGATATTTCAATCGTTTCATTTTTATAATATTCATGAAAAACAAAAACAGGATTAATTATATAACCTTCTTTATATAAATAATAAAACGATTTCATAAATTTATTTATTTTTTTCATACTCGTTGAACGTTTAGGTTCTTTAGAATAGAACGGGTTTTTATGATAAAATTTTTGAAGAAATATGATTTTATGGCACATTGTCAAATAAACGTTCTTCCAATATCTCATTGTCGAAATGCCATAAAATTTTTTCCTATTAGTAATCATCAAATCAATCATAGACGTATTTTCAGTTAATACGAGAGATATTAAATAAAATTGAAATAATTTATAATTAGATAGTAATTGTTCTATAGACAAAATAATAGATTTATAATTTAAAATAATTTTGATATATTTCGAATATTTAATAAAAACCATGTTAATATGACCATCATTATAATTAGTAATATAAAAACAGCTAACAGTTATCATTATTATTAATATGAATATTATTCAAACTTCAGTTCATTTGAATAATATTCATGAAACAAATTTACAGGATTAATATCAACAAGCCATTTATTAAATATCCACATAAATTTGTTTATTTTCTTTGAACTAGTAGGCCGTTTAGGTTCTTCGGAATTGAACGGATTTTTATGTTTGGTCTTTTCTAAATTAATAAATTTATATGATGGTGTCAAATTGAAATTCTCCCAAATTCTTGTATAAATTCCATAATTATAATAATAATAGATTTTAGTTATGTCTTCAGTCAAAACGAGAGACAGCAAATAAATCTGAAATAATTCATAATTTGATATTAACTGCTGACTTGTCAATATCACTGAACGACAATTAAAAATAACTTTGATATAATTTTCAAATTTTATGAATATGATATTCAATGAATTTTTGTTTTCAAATGACATATAAAAACAGCTAATTGTTCGTGTCATTGTTTGTATATTTTATAAATAACTTTTTTTTAAAAAACCCAAATCATTTTTTAAAAAAAAACACAAAAAAAAAGAAATCATTTAATAGAATTGTTTGTATTTATAAAAACACGAAATCGTGAAATCGTTGGGAAATAGATATTTCTCAAATAATGAATACAATTTTTTCATATAAGTCTTATCTTCTTTGAGAATAATCAAATATTTCAAATATGAATTTTCATTATAATTTTTAAGATTGTTCAATTTAGAATTTAAAAAATAATTCATAAAAATTGTCGAATCAATAAAATTATTAGAAATTGATATATATAATCTTGTTTTGTTTTCTTCTAATGGTAAAAAATTAATGACATAATTAATTTTATTATTAACAGAACCTTTTAAATAATATGGATATCTATAAAAAAATTTATGTTCCGCATTGTTAAATAACTTTTCAGTAAAGAAAAATTTATTGTTTTTTTGTATTACATCTACTTTGTTATTACTATAAATAAATTCTAAAATAACATTCACCAGACTAACATTAATATCAATATAATTAATATTAAATTTATTTTCTTTTTCCTTAAAATTTGATGGCGGACTTCTGGAATAACTTTTATAACTCCACCACAATAATCCATTTTTCGCTATAACATTTCCAATTGCATCAGTCTGATTATATGCCGTCAAATGGTTTGCACACAGCAAACAGCCGTTATTAATAATACCATTATCTAACCTCGCACCGAGATGTTTGCATATATTAATTGTAGAGGTGGGTGTATTATTATAATCATACCATAAAACCATTGGCAATTTACCGATATTAAAATTATAAGGTTTATTTTTGTCTATTTGACTTTCAATGCCAATTGGATGCCATTCTCTCACAAATTGCGGTAAAATAAAAGCATTTAAAATTGGCAAAATGAAATTGAGAATAATATAAGTTATTTTAAACATTCTTATTTTATTATCATTATTAATTCAAAAAATCTTTATATAAAATTACATCAATATTAATAACATCGTTGAATTAGTGGTATTTGTATCGTTAAAAGTTTTAATAATGGCCGGTAAAATAAATTCATTAGTCATTGTCAATATAAAATTAAAAACAATAAACGCATTAAGCATAATTATAAAGATATATAAAATAAACCTTTTATATATCTTTAAAAAGATGTTTAACGAATGTATAAATGAATTGCAAGGACATAAGCGAATAATTATTATAGGTGATATGCATGGTGATATAAAACGGTTTAAAAATATTTTGATAGACGCTAAAATTATTAATAATAATCTTGAATGGATAGCAGAACCTCCTGAAACAATAGTAGTACAATTAGGCGACCAAGTAGATAGTTTAAATAGAATATCAACAGAAAATTGGGAGATTTTAAAAGATTATGAAATTATTTATTTTACAGAACATTTAAATAAAATAGCACGTGCTAAAGGCGGTTATTGTATATCATTAATAGGAAATCACGAGTTGATGAACGTTATTGGAGATTTTTCATATGTTTCTCAAAATAGTAAAAGTGATTTAAGGGAAAATTTATTTAAACCAGGAGGGTCATTAGCTATGATTTTAGCCAAAAGACCGTTAATATTAAAAATAGATGATTTATTATTTTGTCATGCTAAATTTGATATTAGTCATCTCAATTTATTAAAAAGTTCTAATAAAAATATCTTTTACATAAATCAAATATGGCGAAAATTTCTAGAAAAAGAAAAAATAAATGTCGAAGACAAAGAAATAATTGATAATATAATCATAGGTCCTCCTGGTATATTATGGAATAGAGGTCAAAATAATGTCGATGAAACGTCATTATTATTCAAAGAATTGGGAATAACATATATGTTTTTGGGCCATACGTTAAACGAAAAAATAATATTAAAAGACAATCAAATATGGTATTGTGACACTGGTATTTCTCGTGCATTTGGTAAAGATAATTATCAATATCTAGATATCAAAAACTTTCAAATAAATGTTCAAACTATTAGAGAAGATATCGATTAATCTTCATCTTCTTCGATAAATAATGTTTTCTTTGTTGGTTTTGTTACTGTCTTTGGTTTAGGCTTTGTTTTAGGTTTTTCTTTTTCTTCTTCATCATCATCAATAAATAATGTTTTCTTTGCTGGTTTTGTTGTTGCCTTTGGTTTTTCTTTAGGTTTTTCTAGTTCTTCGTCATCGTCATCATTAATAAAAACACATTTCTGATTAGCGTTATTATCTTCATCTTCAGAAACGATTAATTCATTTTCATAATAATTTTTAATTTTATATCCATTAGTTTTATAATAATTAATTCTTTTGTTTCCTTTGAATTTGAATAATGAGAAGTCGTCATAAATATCTATACACAACGGAGTATATTTGCGTTCTGATTTTTTTTCTCTTAATATTCTTCCAACGGACTGTTGAATATCACCGATAGGACTGGCTAATATTACGGTGTTTAGTGTGGGAATATTTAAGCCTTCGCTGCTCATTTGATAAGTCGCCAGAATTATTTGTTTAGTTGCTGAAATATCTAAATCAGCCATTTTCATACCTCCAATATAATATCCGTATGAGGCTATCTCATCGTTTTTAATCAATTGTTCTAAATCTTTTAATTGGTTTTTTCGTTCAGATAATATTAAGATTTTTCTATCTGGTTCGTTAATAAGAATTTCTTTTAATAAATTGATAATAAAAATAGTTCTAGGCATATAACTAGTTATATTATTAATCATCGATACAAAATTGGGTGTTCCATTATACATCAACTTAACATAACTATAATTCAAATCATGAACGAAATATTTATGTAAATGAACAATCATATTACATTCATCATTGTCTGTTTTGATTTTATAAACAGATTTACCTAAATACCATTCGAAAACCTTTCTTAAACCGTCTTTACGATTAAGAGTTGCCGAAAGTCCTAAGGTTATACGAATATTCATTTTTCTGAAAGCTTTCGAAAAAACTTCTGAAGCTATATGATGACATTCATCAATAATAACTAATCCAAATTCACTAAAAATAGAACTGTCATAATCTCGCATTGCTAAAGATTGTAATGTGGCTATAACAATATCTTTATTTTCAACTTCAATTTTGCTCTGTTTGATTTTTCCAATTCTTGCATTCGGAACAAATAATTTAATACTATTAATAAATTGTTCGTTCAAAAAATCTTTATGAGATATAAATAAAGTCTTCTTTTTAAAATAACAGGCAATATAAATAGCCATAATTGTTTTACCAAAACCACATGGAACACTAATAATACCTCCTAATTTCTTTTTATCGATAACATTATCTATAAAAGCATCGACGGGTGCCTGTTGAATGTCTCTCAATTTACCACTGAAATTTAAATTCGGACAATCGACACCATTATTTAAATTGTCTGTTAAAGGAAATCCAAATTTTTCAATACCATAACATTTAGGAACATACAATTTAGTATCGCTCTCTAAATAAATTGGATATTCTTTAACAACAGAAAAAGAATTACCGAATGTTTTCGGACTGATTAACAATTCTTTTTTGATTTTATTAATAATTTCTTCATTTTTATCAGTCTTAGTAATTGCATAACCTTTATTATTTAAGGAAGTTGTCAATATACTCATTTTTTGTATTCAATAATTAATATGAATTTATTTTTTATATGTAATTTATAAATAGATGGTCAAAAATTTTATTCGAGCGTTATTAGTGTTAATTTTAATTTTTGTTATTTTAGTTGATTTTGATTTACCAATCATTATAAGTACTCCTATAAATCAGTTATTCATTGCTATAATCATATTATTTATAATATTAACTGTTGATGAAATTATAGGATTTTTAACTGGTATAATATTCCTCGTTATTTATTTTAAATATTATCAGCGAAAATTACATAAAACTCCAAATTCTTCTTCTCAACCTTCGTCTAATAATAATATTCTAGGTGTATCTGCCAGCACAACATCTCATTTCGTTTCATCACCTGCTGTTTATTCAACTACTAGCCCAAATGAAGATTCATCTTTATCTTCTTTCTTTAATTTCTTCGCAGGTGATACCAAACCTAAACCTTATACAAATAAACCTGAAATACCAGAACATTATATTCAGGATATAAAAAATGATAACTGCACCCTAATTCCATATGTATCAACTGAATTATTAAAAGCAGCCCAAAACAATATTTATAATGAAGAAAATTATAATAATGAAATAAAACAAGATAGTAATTTTTATGGTATTCAAGGTTTGAATTCAGATAATATCCATTATAATGCGTTTGATAATACTACTACGCCTTACACAACGTTATAAAACATCATCAAATATAAAACAACAAATATCAAACCTAATTTTATAAAATAATTATAATTATCAAATATTAATGATAAATTATCTGGTATTTTACTCAAAATAGTCGCATATATATATGGATTAGTTATTAGAGCAACAACTATGCAAATAATAAAAACCTTAATTGCCAATTCATTATCTATACATAAATCTTTATTATTTTGTTTTTGTTGTGGTTTTGGTTGTTGCTGAAATGGTTGTTGTTGCTGAAATGGTTGTTGTTGCTGCTGTTGTTGAAATTGCTGTTCTTGTTGTTGTTGCGATTGTTGCTGATAATTAACTTTATAATTATTATTAATATTCTGGTCAGCAGTTAATGATAATTCTTGTTCGAATTCACTCAAAACATCTTTAACCGTCTGGTCGTTTGTCATATCATCTGTTGTAACGGGTCCATTAGTTCTTAGGGGGATTTTGTCTATAGACGTAATCATAATATTATTAGACGGTTTTCCGGTTGTTGTCATCTGTTTTTATATTATTATAATTTATATATATAATAATAATTCTTACGCAAATATTTTATTCATAATATTAGGTTCTGTTATTTGATTTGATGCTCTATAGTTGTCTTTATTTGGTTCCAATGCATCTTTGTTACATGGTGCATTGACTATGTTATATTTATAACAAGTATCATTCAATTTAAAGACCTTATTAACGACTTCGTCATATTTGGGGGCAAAATATAAAATACAATTTTCTTTACAAACTCTGCTGAATAATAGAGCTAATGATAAACCAAATAATGCACTGATAAACATTTGTCCGTATTTATTATAAAATAACCTATCTATAACATACTGTGTTTTCATTTTTAATCTATTTTAAAGTTAGTTTTTAAATTATGGGTTGTTCTATGGCATTATCTACGCATTTAACTTCTTCAACTTTGTATTTATAACACGTGTTCGTATCATAATGTTTATAAACAATCTTATCGGCATTATAGGGTGTTGGATATTTAATTACAACATGAGGTTTTGGTGTTGATATATACACATAAAAAATACCGATAGCAAACGCAATAATAAAGGCTAAAAAATTAAAACTAAACGTTTTCATTTTTATTTATATTCTAATTTATATAATTAAATAAATGTTTGATGCAATTTATAATTATCTTTCTATTATTTGGAATGTTGTATCGCCAATTCTTGCATTTCTTATATTATTTGCAATAATAAGCGCTATATGGTGTTATATTTTTAAGATTTCATATATTACTTATTTTAATAATGTAATAAAACCTGTTATATTATTATTTTATAGTTTTGCATATTTAATTTTTATTATAGTCCAATTACCTGTGACTATTTATGAATATATAAAACTGTTTTTGATTGAATTGGCTGAAGTTTTTTCTTTTGTTATTAATTTTTTTAATAGTATTGCAAATGTATTGTATGAATTTAATGAAGAAATCTATAACATTGTATAAACGTCATCTACATCTTCTAAATTTGGCTTTCTTAATGTTAAATAATTATATAAATCATTTGATTTTTTAGACTTACGCCATTTATCATACAAGGCTTTATTATCTTTCATATATTTGGCGTATTTTTCGTTATTGGCTATTCTCTTACTTTCATAATCATTATAATATTTGTTTTTTCTATCTTTTTCTTTTTTTGCTTTTTTTTCTAGTTCATTTTTATAATTAGTAATTGAATTCATTAATTTAACCTTATTTATATCAGTCTTAGAATTGATATTATCAACTAATAAATAGCCTATACTTTCTATCGTTGCCATTTTCTATAACTATTAATTATATTTTTTTAGCATCATAAATATTAGGTTGTGTCAATTCAAACATACCTTTATAAAATTGTGTCAATGTCTCTTTATCTGTTAAAGTTTCTTCATATTGACTTATTGGAACATATTTAATTATTGTTTTTTGTTTATTCGGTTTTATTACATATTTATTTTCATAATAACTTTTTATTATTAATATTACCCCTACAAATAAAAGAAATAATGCAATAGCTTTCATTTTTATTAAATGAAAATAAAAAAATAAACACAAAAACCTTAACTTAAAGTTCGAGAAAGTTCAGGAGGAGGAACTTCTTCTTTAACTTCTTCTTTAACTTCTTCTTTAACTTCTTCTTTAACTTCTTCTTTAACTTCTTCTTTAACTTCTTCATTAACTTCTTCATTAACTTCTTCTTTAACTTCTTCATTAACCTCTTCTTTAACGACTTCATTAACTTCTTCTTTAACGACTTCATCGACAACTTCTTTAACCTCTTCTTTTCCTTCTTTAGCTGCTAGCCATGGGTCGGGTTGGTTGGCTAGTTCTTCGGCGACATTAGAAGAATTGGCAACCTTTGATTTTGCAAGAATATCGGCCTTTCGTTGTTCGAAAACTTGGTCCTTAGTTTCCATATTTTGCTTATATTGTTTCATTAGAGTATTAAGCTGAGTTTCTGAATATTCTTGGTCGTTTAGGTCGTTCGGATTTGGAGACCATGGACACCAGCAGCCAACTTGGCAAATATAGATATCAAATTTATCATCATATTTTTTAATAAACTCGCTACGAGCTTTAGCTTCTTCGACAGTATCGAATACACCTCTGATTTTAATACCTCGCATTGATGTGCGGAAGTTGTTTTCCCGATGAAAGTCTGTTTCAATTTCTCCCGAATTGGTATCTTTGAAAAATTTATATTGCTCGTTTAGTTCATCGGAATTGAAAATATAAGCATGATTTGAACGAATAGTATTCACAAGGTCAGCCGAATCAGGATATTTATTTTGAAGACCATCAAGAAGTGTTGACATATCTTTTCCGAATTTATCTAAAAATCTTGAAAAATAATAAACCTCTTTATCCTTAAGAATGTCTTCCGGACTTAGAAAAGAAACCAATCCATAATTTTGACCTCGGATTGCCTTATCTTCGTCCAAATAATCACGTTCTTTAGTTGTTACTAATACATCTGCCATAGTTACTTATATATAATAAAATAAAAAATTCTTATATCTTTTTATAATAATAATAATATTCTAAAGATTTTAGAATAATATAACTAGAAGCAATAGAAACAGCTATATGTTTTGAAACAATTATAAAATATGATTTTAACATCTCTATATTAATATAATTGATTTATTTTTTATACATAATATAAAAATCGAGGGCTTTATGTATCATATAATTACCACCTATTACAATAAATGAAAATTTGGCAAGTTCTTTAACAAGAATGTTCATTTTATAAAAATAAATTATTTTATCTTTAAATAAAAATAAAAAAAATGTTATATTTATAATAGTATGTATCAGCCAACTTATAGTTTTGATATTTGGGAAGCATTAATTCGCATATTAAAATATGCCATAGAAGCCATGGTTGTCGCACTTGCTGCTTATATTCTGCCAGAACATAAACTACGATTCAGCGAAATATGGATGATTGCTTTAACCGCTGCTTGTCTGTTTTCAATATTCGATTTACTCGCTCCTTCATTCTCAGCAGGTGCCCGTCAAGGTGTTGGACTTGGTGCCGGTTTCCGTTTGATTGGTTTCGGTGCTGGCGTTTAAAGGGATGGAATAACCTTATAATTTAATTCTTCGCATATTTTTTTCCATATTTGGTCTTGAACATATAACTTTTCTCTACTTTTCAATAATGGGAAAAATTTCAAATATTCGTTCAGTCCTAATATCTGAAAAAATTTATATAAAACATAACTATAGGATAAAAAGTTTTTCCTGTCTTTAGGACAATGTTTTAAAAACGGTCCTTGAATGTCTCTAAACATCGAACATAATTTTTCCTCTAATTCTGGTGAAAATTGTGGTGTAGGTATTCCATTAATCCTATTGATAATATAATTGATATGTTCGTAATATTTATTAATTCTTAACCGTTTCAATATTTCTCGCATTTTGGTATATGTAATTTTTTTAGTATCCATTATTTTTTCTTTTTTGATTTCATTTAAAATTTTTTCAAACACATCATTAGGTATATCTGTACTCTCTTTCCCTTGCACCTGATTACACCATTCTCTAAAATGATTAATTCTTTTATAACTAAAATGTGAAGTATCCTTATTATTTTGTCTTAAAATAGGTCTATTTTGTTCTACTAATAACAATTCCTGATATCCGCAAGTGCTACAAATCATTATTGCATCGTGTTGCAAACAAATTAAAGGAATATTACATTTACAACAGATTTCATTATTATCATTATTAATTTTTTTGATATGATATTTATTTGTTATTGATAGATATTGGTCAACCAAGTCACTCTTTTCGATAATTTTCAAATCCTCTATTTCAATCTTATCTTCAGTAGGAACTAAATTGAACGATTCTAAAATTGATTTGGTCTTATATTTATTCGAAGATGTAACTGACTGTTTTTCAATCATTTCATAATAATTAAATAAAATAGAACTTGTATTTTCATAATATTCGATTTCATCAAAATTATTATTATTATTAATTTCTTTCTGAATGTTTTTAAGTTCTTCTTTTATTTGAATATTACTATTCCATAGATTTGAATATAATTCTTCATTCTTAATATTACTGTTGTAATATCGAGTAATTTCATCATTTACATTTTTATAATTTTTTTCTAATCTATCTATTTTTTCTATATAATTTTTATTATCTATAATTTTTTTATTATAATTACTTATAATTTTATTGTGCATTGCATCCAATGTCGATAAATCACGGTTTATATCGACGTTCTGAAATCGCTTTTTAGAAGTTTTATCTTTAAACATATATAATAATAAAAAAATTAAATTATGCTTTTATATAAATTATGAATTATTTTTTTTCTCCTATTATAGTATAAAGAATATAGCATAAATGGGTGGTGGTCTTCTTCAACTTGTTGCTTATGGTGCTCAGGATGTTTATT